CAAAACCACACCGCATTCAGATGTGACAGCACCATTCTTCACTGAAGAAAACGCTGAAGCACTTGCTGAAGTCGTGCAAGAAGTCGTGGAGATTGAGGAGGAGGCCAACAAGCCAAAGCGCACACGCAAGAAGATTGCACATCGTATTGACGATCTAATCGACGCGGTGTTGGCTTGCGAGGCCACATACAACGAAGGCTACGGTGTCAGGCAATTAGCACCGCTGAATTCACTTGAGGACGCAATCGGTGTATCCACCAAGACTCTCAAGCGTGTTGTGAATGCAATCCCTGAATGTGCATACGAGGCGTTGCACTTGAAGAACAGAACGGAATCGCACATCGAAGTGGAATTCAAGGACGGTTCAATTCAACGGCTACAAGAATTGGGGATTCACTACACCGATGATGAGGGGGATGAAACATATTTCCATCACAGTGACGAATTCTTTACAGTGAGTCAGGCGGAACAGATGAGGGACACATGGCATTCAATCACGTTCTCAACCATCGACACCGAAAACAACCGAGGCACATTCATTATCCAATGCAAGCGTGGATCGACAATGAAGCAACGCGACATTCAGGCTTCCTTCGTATTCGATGTGGACGAGGACGCAGTGACCGAGGAATCGCCAGTGGTTGATGACGAATCATCCAGTGATGATGAAGAAGCAAGAGTCGGTGCGCTTGTCACGCCACCCTATTCATCACCAAATGCAGACGAGATGAACGAGCAATACGAAATCTATGACCCAAGCCATCCAGTGAGCATCGATCAGAAGGCTACCAATCACATTATCCAAGTGCTACACGATACATACCACGCATCAGGAGGCAAGGAGGGCGTTGCTATGCCCTTCCACATCACGAAAGAGGAAGTCGATGCCCTGTTCGATACTCACGGAATGGTGCAAGCAGCGAAGCACCCTGCACAGTCCAAATTGGATGTTGAGCGCACGATGGAGGAGGCACACGCTGAATCAAGTGACATCATCAACAAGATTGAGGATTCAGTCGAGGAGATACTTGACGATCCAGTCGTCGGTGTCACCACGAAAGGTGTGCGCCTCACGCTGTCAGATTTCGACAACATCGACTACTTCGGGGTGAATGTGGGCAACCAACCACACGGTGCAATTCACAATCAGAAAATGCACCATCTCATCCCAGTGAAAGTCGATGATATTCACACGTATTCAGAAGCGCGAAATGTTCCACCACTATGCGGTGCGAAGCAGGGTCACACATACTTCGTCAGCAAGATAACATCGTCATCAGGTATTGACCCGACAGGTGCATTTGCCGATTACACAGCAGAACAAATGCGTGAACGCGCAATCAAGCGATTGATGACCGCCAAACACGATGACAAGGGGCAAGACACGTTGCCACTGATTTGCTCACGATGCTTGGCTCGTTTGCCTGTGCGTGTGCCTGAAGCATACGCGCCAGTGGTTGATGACGAAACGCAGACCGGACCTGACATTTACGAGCGAGCGGAGGAGGACTTCGACAACGCTTTGGTTGAGGATTCAGTCGAGGAGTCATTCTATTGCCTGACCTGCTCATGCAATCTTGGGTTGAAAAACAAGTGCGAATGGGATGATTGCGAGGTCGTCACTGACCGCGAGGCATTCCCCCAAGACTACGAGGATTCAGTCGAGGAGGCACCAGTCGATCTCTTCCTCCGAACGCCAACACCAGTGGCCGAGAAGTGGCTTGTGCAAGCGTGGGACACTGTGGAAGGTGGATGGTGTGATTACGGCGGGCCGCAGAACAGTCGCAACGAGGCTGCTCTCCACATGGTGTCGTTGCTGACAATGCCTCACAATCCCAATGACCAGTGGACTGCAATTGAGGCAGGGATGCGTATTGTGCGCGTCCCTGCTTCAGCACCAACAACAGAAGAAGAAGAGTAATACTCACGGCGGCAGATGAGAGGCAAGGATCGGGGTTTCGGGCAGGTTGCCCCGTCCATGCACTTGCCTCTCATCTGCCCCATGTTTTGTGACGAATCACACAGCAAGATTATATGCCCCCCGCCCATCGGGGTATGGAAGGGGACCGACTGCGGGGTTGCCGAATCGTCAGGTTCATAAGGACAACCCGCTTCGGCAGAAGCACAGGGCACTGACCCAACAAAAAAAAGGAGATGAAGAAAATGAGCAAGCAAGAAATTGAAAATGATGCACCATGCGCCGACCAACACATCGTTGTGGTCGGTTCATTGAACCACATGACAGACACGAAGGTTGTGATTGACTACGCGGGCACAAGTGGCCCTGATACAATCGCAATCACACGCACGGACTTTGACCCCAACAGTGGGTCAATCGGCGTTGCTTTGAGCGACGGCCTCCGTGCATACGCATTCACACGCTGTATCTGCCCCACCTGCAACAACAGCACCATTCCGAACGACGGCGCACCACGATTCACAAACATTGAGATTACCAACGAGGACGGCACAGTCAAGACGCAGAAGGTGGTTTGTTCCACCTGCGACGGCAAGGGCACACTGAAGGCGTTGCCCAATACCCCTCTCATCGACGATCCAAACCACATTGACACTGTGGACTCACTACAACAGGGCACATTCGGTGCTGACATTCCAATGCCCTCTATGTCCCGCAAGGGAGGCTTGGGCGCAGTCCTTGACGATTGGAACGCTCACATCACCCATCAGAAGGCATCATTCGTGAACACCCTCGGAGAGATGGTCGAATGTGGTGACGTGGTTCAGCACTTCAACACCGCTTACGCCGCGCCTGAAAATGACTACTTGGGCGTCTTGGTTGGCCGCACGAAGGGCAGCACATACACTACAATGCAGCACGGGCCTATGATGCAGCCATTCTATGACGCAGCGCAAGCCTCCGGCCTTCCACACACCATCTATGGTGCAAATCGTGGCCGTGATGCTATCCTTGACATTGGAATCGGTGACAGCCGAAATCCACAGACCATTTCAAACAACATCAACGCCTTGATGGGTGCTGTGTATGAGCGCACACCTGACGCACAAGGCAATTTCCCAAACAATCCAATGCAGGACATCGCAGACAGCATGAACGCCCCTATCCATCGTGGAAGTGTCGTCAATTTCGGATTGCAGGTCAAGCATTCATTCGACGGCGCATTCACTGTGAACATCGTCATGGAACGCCTCGTATGCACCAACGGCATGGTCGCCACCAGTGCCCGATCTATGGTCAGCATCAGTCACAAGGGCAACACGATCAGTCGCCTCAACATTCCGAAACTCGCACAGGCGGTCATGGCTATGTTCAGCGATACATGGGCTGAAATGCAGATGGTGGACGCCATGAACGACATCCCAATCGTGGGTGCTGACGTGGACCGTGCGCTTGCACTTCTATGCAACGAGAAGATTGCAGGATTCCGATACCCCGGCCTCTCTAACATCAAGCAGCGTGACGGTGCCCAGTGGCAGATGAGCGGCGGCAAGAAATACCGCAATTTCCTTGACGGCATGGCGAACCCAAGCAATCATTGGGTCAATGTGGGTGGCGCATCAGACAACGACAAGCGCGACACCCTCAACCACCTTCTCAACGTCCTCACAGGGCTTGAAACGCACAACGTCCCTGCCCGCGACGGCATGGGTGGCCTCATCATGGGCAGCACACCCAAACCAACCACACACGCGAGCAAGCAGGAATCACTTCAGACCATCCACCGCATTTGTCGAGCCATTCAGGACAGCGCGATTGAGGACTACAACAATTCAGGCAGTGACCTATCACTTCACGATTACGTCTTGAACAACGGCATCCCAATGCTCAACGAAGTGGATCGAACCCAAGCAACCACAATCACAGGCGGCAAGACCCACCAATTCACATGGGCCGAGGGCGACATTCTCCCAACCGTCGAAGTGGTGTCAGCAGACCTGAACAAAGACGTGCTTCGCAGCCGCGTTCTCACGACGCAATATGTGGCGGTGGCTTGAGTGTCCGGCTCAAGCCCCGTCGCACCGCGACAGCCACTTCATGTGGTCTTTCGTGCTGAACCACCAGTAACCGGCGTGTCCGGTTCCATGTTCGGCAATCACGGCAGCACCAGTCACTTTGGCTTCAGTGTGGACGACTTCGCATCAACCGAGGTCACAGCGATCCTGCCCTATATGCCCCTTGACCCTGCCGAGGCGAAAGCCGAGCAGAACGGGGGTTGGGTGGCCGCTGTGGGTCATGTGAACACCAAGCCCGCCGCCCTCAAGGTGCAATACTCACAGCACATCAAGGACACTGTGCCCGCCACTGATGAGCAATCAGCCCCTCTCAAGGCAGACATAGAGCGTCTGTTCCCTCAATTCGACGTTATCGTCATTGACGCCCGCAACATCAGCCATACGCGCCGCACAGCCATTCAGGTGGACTTGCGCGACTTCACCCACCTTGCTGAAGGCATCAGCGTGGTTGAGGACATTCAGATTGATTGCGACATCATCGCTCAAACCGATGATGAGGCTTCAGCATTTCAGGAGGAATGGGCATGAGCATGGCAGACAAGGCATACAAGCGCACAGACGCACAGAATCAGGCACTTCACATGGTGTTGCTACAATACACCACCATCGAGGGCTACGGTGCTGAAAAATGGCTTGATTGGGCTACAAACGGTGAACGTGGCTGTTCTGTTCCGGCATGGCATCAACCCGTGATCTGCACAGTGGATGATATTCAAGACGCCATGCAATACATGGTCGAGAATTATTGGACTCATCAGAAGGTGGTTGCATGATGTTCAGATTCAATTTGTGTTCAAAATGCGACTGTTTGACGGTTGAGAATTTCTGTGTTGTTTGTCATTACGAACAGGAAGTGGTTGCATGAGTCTTTCATCACAAATCGCTGACATTGAGGATGAGAACAAGCGATTGAAAGAGATCTTGGGTCAGGTTCACGCACTTGTCCTTGAGGCCACCCACCCTGATTACAGGGGTTCAAGCGGTGATGCCTTGAGTAAGATTCGACAAACCTTCAGGAACGCTGCTCACGCCGAGCCAGTCGAGCCAGTCGAGCCTGAATCAAAGAGAGCAGTAGTCAAGTGGATTCGACGTGTGCCTCCTCCCCCCTCCAAGATGGAGGATTCGCCTATGCGCCCCGATCTAACTGATGAGCAGTGGCGCAAGGCACAGGGTGGTCATTGGTCCGGTTGGATGCGTGACTACATTTACGACCACCAGTGCCCCAAGTGCGGTCAAGGTGCCCTCAATTGGTGTTCATCAGCGACATACCCGTATGAGCAAACAAACAGCCCTCATGTGGCTCGTATCAAAATGGCTGTGCCTGAAATCCGCAAGCATCTTCACGATGAATGGTTGGCTCTCCCTGAACAGGCCCACCTTTTGTCACAAATCACGGAGGAGAGCGTATGAGCGAATCAATCGATCCAGTCTATGTCTGCCCTGAAGGTAATGTGTATCGTGACGGCGACGTGGCACCAGTCATCAAGACTGAAACCGGCTTCAAATACAACGTGCCTATCAGACGCTATGATTGTCCGGGGTTTGCGGGCTTGGTGCAGATTGCTATGCCGCAGCCACGTCAGCACTGCTGTTCATGTGGGAATTGCCCCGATGTAATCGTTCGTAAGGTCGTGACAGAATACACACCTGAATTGGATGAGGATATGATAATCGAATGGGTTGTCGAACCATACCGTGATGAGGACGAGAACGGCGATGTGCCGTTCTTTGTCGGTCCTGCATCGGATGGGTGGCGATACGATTACGCACGCAGCCAGTATTGCGCTGCACGCGCAAAGCAGATTCACGAACAGACCATGATGGGAGGCGGTGCTTGAATGTCGAGCGCACATTGTTCATGCCGAACCTGTGGGGTTTTCATCCACTTTCAATTGGAACCATATTCGTCAATGCAGATATGTAAAGAATGCTGTCAAAAGTGAAGGGTGATTCGTGATGAAAGACCGAGCAGGAGAATTCCCATTACAATGTCCTCGGCCATCCTGTGCCGGTATCATCGGTTTAGATCGTGATGGCTATGCCTGTCTGCCCTGCGAGGTATGCGGGCACAACATCACAGCGTGTCAGAAGTGCGCTCGCACGATAAATCGCCACAAGAGGGGAGAGCCAGTCGTTGTGGACGGTTTGAGATACTGTAACGAGCAGTGTGCAACCAATGGCACAGGCTCATTCATAGACAGATGGGAGAAGCAACAAGGCGGTGATGAATGATGGTGGGGTGGAAAAGGACATCGTGGATCAATCTCGGTGACGGGAGAATATCGCGTGAATTTGGTTCTCCGGGTGTGCATGGAAAGAACGCTTCTCTCTTTTGGTGGGTATTGCACATTCCGCTATGGAAGGAGGTCTGAAGAATGGGCATAATTGAGAAGGTATTCGGCGGTTCCGCGAAGGAGAAGCCACCAATGACGATTCAGTCATTGGAGGCTTTGCTCACGAAACGCAGGGGAAAGATGGGTCACATTACACTACTGATCGAGGGGGAATCATACCGTTTGGTGCCTCTTGATGACTACGAGCGCATCATGCGTTCTGTGAGGGCTGTGGAGGCCATGCACGGGGTGATGAAGGATGACGCCTGATGATATGGATCAATGGAATGAACGGCTCAAAGACCCTGCATTTCTAATCAAGAATTTCAGGGAATTTCCTTCCATCGAAAAATACCGAGAAGAATACAATGACGAGGGGGAATTGCTCTCCCGTTGCCCTTGCTGTTGGGAATTGAAAGGGACACACGTTGTCGAGTATTGGAATGGTCGGTGGGGTCGCGGTCCAAAAGAGCCGCATTGGGTTCAGGCCGATATGTGCTATTGGTGCTTCTGCACCCTCGCAGAAGTCGAACCGAAAACCCCACGCAAGGATTACTTCGCACTTGAACGATCCATGTTAGAATCCCCATTGAAGGAGGCGGCATGAATGACAGAAGAACGCACTATCAGGATACGTTCAACGGGGTGTTTTGTGCAGAAAGCAGATAGCAACAGGCACGCAAAGTGTGACAAATGCAATTCATGTTATTCAGTCAAACAAGAGGGCTATGACCGCACGCGGCTTAGGGAAAGAGATGGAAAATTCGTGTCGGAATTTGTCGTGTTGAGGTCGTTCGCCCAGTGCAATTGTTCCACGCTCAAAGGAAAGGAGGAGAGAGCATGAGCGGCTTCCATGAGTCCACATACACAGCCATGCCGTATGGACGGCGTGGGAAGCGCACACGCGACCTGTGGATCGAGATTAGGCGCGTAACAGGCTCTCCACCCACCCTGATTCACTATCAGCCCGCTCGTCGTAATTACACGGACGCTGACGGCAACCAGTATTTCCTTGATGCTGCACGGTGGACTATTCATCACGAATCAGGTATCTTTCAATTACATGGTTCGTCTGACGCGGTAATCGCTGAAATCGGCTCGGTTGGGCTGAAGGAGCCGGTATTTTCAATAGGAAACACACAGGGAGATGGGGTCGATGGAGATAGTCGAAACGGATAGAGGCGCGTGCTTCACGAAGAACAGATTCAAGACGCTGTGCGGTCATCGGATCGAGAGCGAGAAGTCGCACACATTTAGTCGCATTATTGCTTCTATCGGGCGTCATCCGACACACAGTATATGGTGTGCCGTTTGTCACGAAAGATGGGTTGAAATTGAGAATCGTGTGGATCGACACGCGATAACCATTATTTCGCCTGATGACGGACCAAAAAACACAGGTTGGGCATGGTCGATTAGTCACGAAGAATCCTGTCAAAATGACTGACATTCCATATAACATCACCGGACAAAACCGTGCTACTGCGAGCCATTGGTGACGAAACACTTAAGTGTGCAGCCCCCGTCGTCAGTAATACCCGGAGAGGTATGATATGGCAAAGAGAGCAGCAAGTGTAGCACACGCGGAATATGAAATTCTGCGTGAATTGATGAGAAACATCGATCTGGAAGATTTGATGGATGAAATGGTGGTTGGACGCAACGCCGACGAGATTCGACACGCACAGAAGAGATGGGACGATGCTTCCACCAACCTTCTGAAGTGGATGAAGAAGCGGGCTGACGTTCGCGCAAAGGCGGTGCCTAAGAGATGAAGCACTACACCACAGAACAATTGGAAAAGGCAACAAGATGCCCTAACTGCGGCGTGGGCGCGAAGCGTCATGTTCACGGCGGTTTGGATATTATCTATGCTGAATGCACTGGTGTTGCACAATACTACAAAGTGGTTCCCTGTTCATCAGGATACGGCGATATGGTGGTGCCGATCCGTCCACCCATTGTCAAGGTTGAGTCGTGTGGTTGGTCACAGGGCACAGACGACATTCAAAGAATCCCCGGTGGCTACGTCAGTGATGTAGCACGGTATGAATCCACTACGCTCACGCAGGAATCATCCACAACATACGAGCCGACCAAGAATCACTTGGGCAAGCCGCGTGGTTCAGGTGTGTTCCTGATTGACTACTTGGCTGAAGTCACAATCGAGGAGGCGATTGCATGAGTCGCGTAATCAAAGTGGCTATGTTCAATCAATTGCCGCGACAGATCGAATTCCCATTCACGCTCTTACACACGATGGTTCGTGAAGGTCGCCTCCCGACCTGCTGTTATCAATTGAGCGAGGCACTGGTTCGTGTGCTACGTCAGCGAGGATACCCTGAAGCACGCACAGTGTTGGCTGACGTGTTCCTGTGGAACGATGATTACCGCCGCGTCCAAAGCGATTCCACGCTTCGTGATGAATGGCTGAATGGATTGCGAAAGAAGGAATCTCACGACAAGAGCAAGACATACAACAAGCGCACATCATTCAAGAAGCGTGCCCGCTTGTCAAAGAAGAAGAAGGTCAAGCCATATCTTGCATCAGTCAGTCACAATCAGAATGGCCCCGATGGTGGCTATGATGGTCACGTTATGGTCGAAGTGGACGGTAACATCATCTGTCCGACATTCACACAATTCTCACGCAAGCAGCACGGCATCAAAGCACCACCATATTCAATCATCCCTGTCGAGGAATTCACACTGGATGACAAGTCCGAAGAATTGATCGAGAAGTTATGTCACGCATTCATGGATGCCTCTTACAATGGCGACGAGGAAGTGGCGAAGGACGTAGCGATGGCGGCTATGTCGCAGGGCTATGTAGCCATCAAAGGCCATCCCGAAAGAGGATGGTTTGCGATCTGCCTTCGTCCTGATGTGGAACCAAATTACATGAATACAACCGACACAGCCGAGGATAACGTGGCTTGGTTGGTGAAAGATTTACTACAATTGATAGATGGCGGGGATTAAATACACACCCCCCTTCGGACATTCGCAGGTGACAGCATGATAACACTATACAATTGGCAAGAAGAAGCACTGGAAATCGGCATCAAGCACGTTGAGGCGGAGGAGAACAGCACCTTCGCCGCCGTGACTGGATCGGGCAAGACACTACTGGCGACACGGATTGCAGAACACGTCTTGGCATTGGGATGGCACGTCACTATCATTGTGCCGCGCAAGGCATTGATGACACAATGGCGTGAGGACTTGCCGATGGATGCAGGGCGCATTGGTGGCGGCTCAATCAAGGGGTGGCCTCAAGACGGGACTCAAAATGTCACCATCGCTACAATCAATTCTATGCGCGACGGCAAGGGCCGTGCGCTTGGTGGTGAAAGACACCTTGTCATTGTGGATGAATGCCACAATCTCCGAGGCGCAAAGAATCGCAACGCATTGTCACAGGAGAATTGCCCGCACACCTGCGTTGTCGGTCTGTCGGCCACGCCACACCCCACCGAGAAGGACAAGGAGGTTGTCGAGTCATTGTGTGGCCCGATCCGCTACACATACCGCTACGGTCAAGCACTGGCTGACGGTGTGATTCCACCATTCGTTCTGCACGCAATTCAAATCCCAATGGACGCCGAGGAACAGCGCGAGCATCTAATCATTAGTGACAAAATCAAGGGCGTGATGAAGGAGGCAAACCGAGAATGGGGCGCAGAACGCAACCGCCTGATGCAGATTGCCAAGATGATGGGGCTAAAGCGCAAGCGATTGCTCAATGCCTGTCGCTCACGCTTCCACATCGCGCTACGCATCCTCAATCATCATGGCAAGGACGCACCAACACTACTCTTCCACGACACTATCGAAGGCGTGGAGCGTATGTCACAAATGACTGGGCACCTGAACCCTGCTGTCTATCACTGCAAGACCAAGAAGGGCAGTGAGCAGATCGAGCGGTTCACTTCCGCTGAAACCAACCATCTCTATTCATGCCTCGCGCTCACAGAAGGATTCAATGTTCCGCGTGTGCAGAAGGCCATTATGATGAGCGGCCCCAACGCGCCGTTGCGTCGTATCCAAACGCTTGGTCGATGCCTCCGAGGAAAGGCCGAGGAACCCAATGAGATCTTCTTCTTCTATGTCAAGGGCACGAAGGACGAGATGGGACTACACAATCTCCTCACGACTGCTGACATTCCTGAATCAATCAAGGTCAATGGTGACACCATCAAGGTGGTGCATCACTGGTGCGTGGATAAACGCGGCTCTCCTGTCGCACAGGAGGGAACGAGAGCCGCTGAATTGGGCATCCACCCCGTCGAACCCCCCATTCATCACGCATTCGTGGCGAAACAGTGGAGCAGTAGCGGCCCTCAACACTGTGAGAAGTGTGGACGTGACTTTCGCAGCGAGGTTGGATTGAACAACCACCACTGCGTGAAGTCGAGCGGTCGCGTCGATAAGGACGGCAACCGGATCGTGCGTTCTTGGGAGGACATCTTCGGTCCCACGCCTGAAACATTTGATGAATTCATGGAAGGATTTGAGGACGGTGATGCCTGATGCCTGAATTCGGTGTAGTCAGACGCCCCTCCTGCTCTCTATGCGATTCATTCGTCGTGTTCTGCGTGGATGAATACATGGGCCAATGGCACTGCCTCAATTGTGATTCAAATTTGCTCAAGCCGAGAAAGACTTCAGCGAAATACAAGAGCATTCACACACTGGAAGAACGACAGCAAACGGCGACAGAATTCAATGAAATGATGTTGGCTATGAAACACATCAACGGTGAAATCGTGATGAAAAACGTGCATGAAAAAACCGTGTATGCACCCGCGATCCAAATTGGAACGCGAGAAGTGCAATTGGCTCGCGCTCTTGAGAATTGGATGGATGACATCGGACTGGGCAGTATCGAAGAGATGGCTACACGCCTCTCATTCTTGGAACACTACTACGAACACACACAGCACATGGGCCTGAAAGATGTCATGGGTCGTTCACCACAAGAGGCTGAAGATTTTGCGAATTCTATGCCCGTGAACGGGATGCCGTGGATCGCTAATCGAGAGGAACGACCATACGGGGCATCATTGGAGCGTCAGAAGCAAATCAATTCAGAAGAAAACGAGAGCGTTGATTAAAAGGGCACATCCCTCTCCGCCACATCATGGCAGGAAAGAAACGCGCTAAGATTGACCATGAGCAGATTCGCTCATTATTGACCACGAACAATGGGGACCAAAAGGCCACCCTGAAAGCATATCGCGGAAAGCGCGGTGTGCGACGGCCCAAAGAACAGTCCCTCAAGAATGCAATCAAGCGTATGGCTGAACGCATGGCGGAGGAACGCCGTCAAACTGCGCGGCGACGTGCAAACAAATACGATCCGCGCTCGCATACACCGAGCAAGTGGGATGGGCCACAGCAGCATCACCCTCAAGGATTCGCAAACAGCCCATTCCTCAAGTCTGCCGGTCTTAGTGAAATGCACAAGAGAGTTACTATGCCTCAAGCACGAAGCCTCCTCCTGAAGTATCAGGACGAATTGCCGCAGACGGAGAAGGAAATTTCAGCGTTGAAGGCCGCTCTTGGGGCACTGGAAGCGCGTCAGAAATTGTTGCGTGAGCGAACAGCGAGTCTTGAGGACTGGCTGAATGAACCAACGACACTGGAAATCTGTGACTGGTTGGATGAGTAATGTCATTTGTTACACGAACCCGTGCGTATCTTGCTCGCTATGAGCAACGTGTCACGGAGGCTGAACGTCGCGCTCGCAAACAGCGTGAGGATTGGGAAGATGTCGTGCGTGAATTACACATAGATCGAGGAACACTTCTTGGGTCCGAGGAATGGACTTCCATGAATGGTGTCGAACGAACCAATGCTTTGTTGGCAATCGATCAGAAGATTGGTGCGGCGCGTGATATGATGGTTGAATTGATGGGGCGTGTGGAATCAGAATTCCCACCCCGTGCAGGTTACAAGCACCGATGCAGACGCATTCGCAACCGTGTTCGTGCGTTATCAGACGATGATTTGGGGGCGAAAATGTGACTGGTTGGGGCATTCAATGGTCCGATCCGGACACCAATTCTGCATTCATGTTGTCGTTGGAAGGGCCAAGCAAGAGCGGTTGGTATTCAGCGTTGATTGAGATTGAGAGCGGAGAGCCGCAGGACATTCTGAAAACGGCACAAGGAATCTTAGAGGAACGAGGATTCTATCGACCGCACGATAACTGGTTGGATTGGGAAGAAATCAACACCACTTACATGAGGAAGCAAGCCACATATCATCAAATCAAAGTGAGGAAATCACAGGGGGCGAAAACAAATGACGAAGAAGAATGAGGATGACGAATACAAATGCCCTGATTGTAATGCAATCATGGACGTAGTGAATGATAACAACGCCCCTGATGAATGGGGAGATTCACCACAGCGAATGAAGTGTCGTCAATGCCGCCGTTGGTTGTGGGTTACGACTTTCCCTCCCGAATCCCTGAAACATCACCAATCAGGAGGCTTGTCAGATGACTGATATTGGCCCCCTCCCTCCTCCTCAAAACCACGACGCGGAATGGGCGTGGCGTCTGTGGAATTCGTTGCAGATCGCTTCTCCTGACGGCACGATAACAGGTGGCGTATGGGATATGCCGGGTGTTGGTCGATACCGACGCACTGGCCCTATGCACCTGACTCTCACTGAAATTCATTCATCAATGGAACCTGACAGACTCGGTGTCACTGTGTGGAATAAGCATGATTGGGTGTGTCTGCTCGCTGAAGCAATTGGATGGGAAATCATTAGTGATCGAGTGCAGAAAGCAGATACAGCGGAGCCGTATGACCCTGAAGAACCTGAATTGGAACACATCGGGAAGGTGTTCGCGTGTCCCTGTGGCCTCGTATATTCGCTACATGGGCCGGATACAGGCTTCACACGCTTTTCTGTGGGGTCCGAAGGCCACTGTCTTAACACCACTTGTGATATTGTCCTCCCACATCCACACGCAGGGCGTTTGAATGTGGTGGATGACACCGCACTACTGGCGAAGATGGAGGCGCAAGAGCAGATTTCAATTGCTGTGGACGAGGACGAATACCCCGCGCCGCCTGACGATCCAATCATTATCACTGACCCACCTTACACTGAAGAAGAGGCCGAATGGGAGGGCATGACCGAAGAGGAGAAAATCGCCCATTTGGAATTATACCGGGATGGAATAGAGGCATTAAAGCCCCCATCTGAAGAAGAGGAATGAATACGCACATTGATAAGGGCCACCCCCTCTCGCTGTAATTACACAACGAGAAGTGATATGATGGCTGAAGCGAATTTCAAAGAATACTTTGCGAACATGGATGATGAAACACTACTGAAACTGACTGGTTTTGGTGCGGTGTTGTCGAAACTGGGTTCTGCTGCTGACAAAGAATGGCAAAGCAGATTCGGCGTGTGCATGGATAAGGCAGGTCGAGCAGCGAATGACCGACGCCCGAATGCAATTGCCGATCCGGTGATTGATATTCAAGTGCCGAACGTGCTTGAAATCATGCTGCGACCCGATGGCGGGGCCAACAACAAGGCACGCGGTCACGGCTACGCAAACGATGTCGGTATGACCGACAAGAGCGCGATGTGCAACATTCCACCCACACTGGTGATCGAATTGTTCCTTGAGAAGATTGTCAAGATGCTTGATGGTCGCCTCGCGCAAAGCATTCTCAACGATGTTGAAGCGGCTCTCAATACTGGACTGACTGAAAACGAGGACGGTTCATTCGTCTTTGACAAGAAGGCGGTTGAAGCAGAACATCCAATCACCAACGCTGTTGAGGTTGCCGAATGGACGCACCAATTGAAGCGTGCGGGCAAGCCTCGCAAGCAATCGGGCGCATCCCATGTGAGCATGGAGATTGTGCCTATTCCCACCGATCCGAATCCCGCGAACGAGGAGGTCGCCACCGTCGAGAATCCCATCCCCGACACATCAACCCCTGCTCACAGCGGGTCAGACCCCGAGGGCGATACGGGCACCAATTTCATTGACAATTGGGGTGCTTGAATGTCTGAAGGTCGCTACAACCAAGTGAAGCACGGTGCGATTGACACTTCATTCTCCGAGGGCGAAGAAGTCCACGTTTTGTCACAAGACGCACGCGGGGAACGGATGCTGAACATCCGTGTCTGTCGTGTGGCCCCATCCAAGACTGGGCACGTTGGCTACACCAAGCGTGGCTTCTATCTTACTGAAGAGGAGGCACTGGCCTTCTATGATTTGTTGGGCGATCTGCTTGACGACGATACACGCGCAGACATATTCCATCCTGCGGGCGATACACAAACGCCCGTGAGCGATACACTGTCAGGGGTTGGTGACGAATGACTGGTCCCTGTTTGTGTGGTGACGACTTCTGCCCCTCATGTGGGGGTATGTGCCCCCATTGTAACTACGATGGCGACGAAATCATCCCTTGTGCGAAGTGCGGTATGACAGATGAGGAAATGGAAGAATACCTGAAAGAATCTATGCCTGACCCCAAAGAGGAGGCGGCATATCAAAAAATTTCTGAACGAGTGGCGCGATTGATGGAAGATGTTCCCCGTGCCGTAAATGGGAACATACGCCATCGGCATACTGATTGCGAGCGTTGCGGCAGATTTCCCGCCAAGAATTTGGTCACAACATACGTCACCAAAGGGCTGAAGATGTGCGGTCATTGTCGTCGCAGCACCATTAGTTACTATCGGCAAGAACACGGGGGCTATGGCTACAATCCCGTTGTCATCGTTGAGGCAGACTATGACATTGAGAACGATGATGAAGCACTGGCTTGGGTTCAACCACTGAAGGAGGAGAAGGCATGAGAGCATACACACAAGAATGGTTTGACCACTACGGACAGGAAATAGAGAATTTGCTCTATCACATGGCCGATTTAGGCTCATGGCGAATTCTCGATCCACTGATTATCACCGAGATTCACGCGAAGTCGTATGCCCTGTGGGGATTGTCTGTGCGAGGCGCAGGTCGTCACCCACGCAATCTGATGCTTGACTGCATTTACATCTGCGCCAAATTGTCAGGCAATCGTGCATCTTATTCCGCCATCAAGCGTTCAGCAAAGATGCTGTGGAAGAAGAACATGGATATTCTCACACTGGACCGACGCCGTGACACGCGCCGTTGGTTTTGGGATTACGAGGCGGAGATTCGATCCATGTTCCCTGATGAATATGCGTGGAATGATTTCGTGAGCGAATTTGCGATTGCCGAAGAGGAATAAGCATGGCCTCACCGAATTTCTCACACATCGCCGCCTGTTGCAGACAGGCATACAATGGCGTGAGAAGGCCACACATCGTGTTGGAGAGCGCATTCGCGCTGTCACCGAAGGAAATACCCTCCCTAATCGAATTCTTCTATGAGGACGGTTCCATAGGCGAGCGTCTGTCCGATGAGGACTTGCGCGAAATCTTTTACAATCTCACCGATCTATATCCTGAAGAGGTTGAGAGCGAGCCTGACTTGATTCAGATTCTCTCCAATCTCTCCGAGGAGATTGAAACGACAGTGAACTTCAAATTTGTTCACGCAAACATGAAACAAATGTTTAGCGAATCCACAATTTTCACGACCCACACTTCTCAAGAAGTGGATAACAAGGTGCGCTCACTGCTCATGCGAACCCTGCTGAAGCGTGTGACGGCGCGAGATGCCTATTGGCTCATCCTCCGCCTCACGCGCAAAGCAAATCCATTCAAGCACCGCGACGTAGTGAATGCACTGGCGATTCATCACAAAACACTGAAGGCGCGTGTGAGGAAAGAGGCACTGTTCACGCCGCTTTCTCAATTGGCACGGAAAATGCCCGAAGAATTGGTGGGTGTTCCTACCATCGGTGCGCCACTGCTCATTCCACTACCCGCTCGCACATACGCGCCCCACTTCTTCATCGACAATTACCTTGAGATCATTCGTGGTGAACGACTGGTGATGCACAAGGGCGAGGATTTCATTTCATTTCACGATCCAAATGGGGTCGAAGTGGAAGTCGAACCCCATTTAATCGTGGGTGACTTTTTCGACGGCAACCCCTTGCCTCACGGCATCTATCTTATCGAGCGGGTGCCGAAGGCCGAATATCCACTGAAAATTGTGGACGTGTTATATTCTCACGATTCCATCCAAGATAAGCCGCTTCAAGATAGACGACTATGGTTGGAGGAAAATTTACCTGATATGTTCATCAAGCCAATGGAATGGGTGCAAAACGTCGCACAATTGAAGGCGAAAGCACCCAAGAATGGCTTGTGCTTCATCCACAATGCACGCGCCCCCGTGTCATACACCAACAGCCGCGAAGAGGTCGTCCGATTCAGCACGAAAGCCACAGGGGATATATTCAGACTGATTGGCGGCGTATGGCGTCACGATGCAGGACGCGGGCTGACGCTCAATTCATGGCGTGTAGCCGCCCGTGATGGAATCGACGGCTACTATGAAGTGGGCGACATTCCATGCGGGAACACCGATAGATCGTCCGATTTGGAAAAGACACTGGCGAAAATGACTGTCAAGGGACAGGCTGTTGAGGGCGAATTGCTCTTGATGGAGAACCCGACATTCGTTGATGTGCAGGTTCACTTCGCAGAATACGGCGAACGAGGAATTATCATTCAAGGTTCGATTGAAGGCATTGTCAATAACGCGGGCATATCCGATGTTGTGCCTGTTGAGGAAGTCGAATGGCTGATGGGTGGTGAGGAGGAATGACTGGTCTTTCTGTTGATGGTGTCACTTTACATCTCGGTGATTGTTTAGAGAAGTTACGCGAAATGGAGGACGAAATAATTGATTCTTGCATCACTTCACCGCCATACTACGGCCTCCGAAATTATGAAAATGAAGGTCGTTGGTGGGGTGGTGATATTGATTGCGAGCATGAAAAAGGTGCAATTATCACACATCAACGCCGATCTAATGACGGAGGTTCAGCAGGGAGAAAACAGACCACAAACAAGGGGGCAGGAAAACGCGATATGCCTTCCGAGCATTGTTATTGTGTGAAGTGTGAGGCATGGTTCGGGCAATTGGGCTTAGAACCTTCTCCTGAAATGTTTGTTGCTAATCTTGTTGAGATATTCAGGGAAGTAAAACGGGTATTGAAGCCAACAGGCACCTTTTGGTTGAATATCGGTGATACTTACTGGGGCGGCAAAGGAAAGAGCGGCCATAACAATGCTGATTATCAAAGCAAAAGAAATGATAAGCACTTGCAGAAATCGCACCATAATGCAATAGGTGGAAAGGGACTTACTCGCCCACAGGACGGCAAACACGCTACGATCAAACCGAAAGATTTGATGATGTTACCACACCGATTAGCGATAGCCCTTCAGGATGATGGATGGTGGGTAAGAAATGACATCGTTTGGGCGAAGCCCAACCCTATGCCTGAATCCGTGAAGGACAGATGCGGAAGGGCACATGAATACATCTTCCTTCTCACCAAGTCGAAGAAGTATTTTTTTGACCACGAAGCCATCAAAGAGCCGACCACAGATGGCAAAGGGAAACGCACAAGACGTGATGTTTGGACCGTTCCTGTGAAGCCATACAAAGGGGCGCATTTTGCTACGTTCCCCCCTGAATTGATTGAGCCTTGCATTCTTGCAGGTTGTCCTGAAGGGGGTGTCATTCTCGATCCATTTGCGGGAAGTGGGACCGCAGCACTTGTCGCCTTGAAATTTGGTCGGCGTGCTATACTGTGCGAATTGAATTCTGAATACGTTCCATTGATAGAAAAAAGGCTCACGGGCGTTACACAGCGAAGTAAGTCACTGGAACAAATTACGGATTGGTGATTAAATGACTGATGAAGAACGCATTCCGCCGTGGGACCATCCCCTCGCCTTTGGTGTCAAACGAACCAAAGAATTCAATGGGCGCAATTGCGTTGGTTGTGGCCGCTTCCGCCGAGGCATTCGTCCGTCAGGAACGATGTGCGACAATTGCCGCAAGGTGCGCTACTGGCCTTCGTGGAGGCCACGCGAAGAAGGAAAGGCAAGTGGTTGGTATGGATACGACCACAACGGGTTTTGGATATGGGAGGCACCGGAATGAAGTGCCCCGAATGCAAACAAGAGGGATTCAAGATGATTGATTACCGCCCTATGGAACGCCCTATGGTGTCCGTCCGTGCCTCCAAGAAGGAGGTCGGAAAATTCCGCTGTTCCAATCCTGATTGCCGACACGAAGAGGTGATCGGCTAATGGAGAAGGACGACTTGACACTACTACTCATCGCGCAGAACACGCGCATGAGGATTGCCTGTCGCTTGACGAGCAAGAATCAGACTGGGTATCAAATCCGTGCTGAATGCGATCTATTTGGCCGCAAAGCAATTCCCAATGACGTTCGACAATTCCTCACGAAACATGGACTGCCCACGCAGAACCGATATACGAAGCCGGAACACCTAACGCGGTTGTTGAGATTGCTCACACCGTATGCAGAATTCACAAAAGAGCCTCAAGGATTAAGGGCTGTGTCCTCCCTCGTCGGACGCCTTGTGACGCTACGAAAGCATGAGGACGTAATTTCAATTTTGGAGGTATTGGATAATGGCACTGTTTGAGGATGAAGAAGAGGCAGAAATGCCCGATCCGTTCTTGGTGTGCCCCAATGCTGACGGGACGCCCCCCGGCATAGAGGATGAAAAACAACGAATCTTCAATGTGATGTTAATGCACACGCGAGAATGGGACCGGCTGCGGGTGGCGAGGGCACTGCATAAATCAGATACGAATAGAAGATATTTGGTGACTGTCATGCAATTGACATACCCCGGAAATAACGTCATTGATTTCGCAATCCGTGAGTTAATCCAAAAGGTGCCTGATGATTTGCTTTGCAGCATTCTTGCATTCGCTCACAATGGATCGGGCGGGCGTGTCGAAATCAAATTCCCTGAAAAGCGACAGGGTAACTTACCCCGCACTTTGCTCCGTGCATTTGGATTGCGAGGAAGTGAGGGCGCATGGGCACACCGCCTATTGGAGAATGAATCCTTCATGCGGCGGGTCGCAAGTCGCATTCACAAGAAAGATTTCAAATGGCTCATCCATGATAAAGCAACGCTATACAATAAACATTCTAAAGAGGACACCGAGAGCCTATTGGCTATGGAACAGGGGGCGAATGTATGACACCACCAGTCTTATACACCACCCCCTGTTCCGCCACAATCCGAGGAGGCAAATAATATGAAAGTCCAAATTCCTGATGAACCCGAAGAACAGCCTGTTCAATTGTGGCTCAAGTATCGTCCTGATACACTACAACACATGGTCGGGCTTGACAATCTAAAGAAAGATGCTTCAGGGTGGTTCGTGGCGGGCACACTTCGCATAAGCGGCATCGTCATATATGGGCCATCCGGCACAGGCAAGAGTAGTGGCGCACGCGCTCTTGCGAGGGATGCTCTCGGAGATCGATTCACCGAAAACTACCATGAATTCAATGGTTCGGATGATAGAGGAATTCAATTTGTGCGTGAACGATTGAAGCCATTGGCCGAGCAAAAGGCCGTTGGTTCTAAATTCAAGATTATTTTTGTGGATGAGGCAGATGGTTTCACCCGCGATACGCAGGACGCACTGCGCTCAATCATCGAAAAAACAGGCACACACACAATGTGGATACTGGCCTGTAACTCAATTGGAAAGATTCGACCTGCGCTGCGTTCACGTTTGCCCGCATATTCCTTCCCTGCTCTTACTGTTGATGAGGCCGACGCATTCCTGTCTGTGGTCATCCATGAAGAGGGATTCCCAAGTGAATGGATTGCTTCTGTTCCAAATCTAATTCGTAAGCATCGCGGTGACTTGAGGGCTTGCCTCAAGACCTTGCAGTTATGTGATCCAACAGATGATTTGGCGTTGGATGAAGTGATGCACGATGATTTGATGGCGATTGACGATCTATACTGTGCGGTCCTCAAAAATCGGTGGGATGAAACAATGGGACTCGCCGCGAAGGTCGAAAGACTGGGTGTGAGCCGCGAGGAAATCATTGACGCATTCCACCGTGCTATTACTGACGCATACGAAAACAATGAGTCAGATGCTAAACATACCCTAACCCACCTGTGCGTCCTCGGACTATGGGCCGCACGTTCCCCTGACTGGACCGCAGGGACTCTCCTATTCCTCCATGCACTTATTGGAGATTACAGAAAAAGAGGAATGTAAAATGAATGAAGCAAGAATGATAGGAAACGAATGTTTGGATGAAGCAGCGAAGATACTCGGCATTGGCCGAGAAGAGGCAGAAGCCTCCTTCGGTGCATGGATGGCCGAAATCTTCCCCGAAATGTGGGATGATGCCGGACAAAAGGCAGACGGTTTGATTGATGATGACTACAACCACTACGCAGACCAATTCGTGTCAGCGAGCGCACCACGCGGTGGTGGCGGTGGCGGTGGATCGGGCGAAGAATGGGTCGGTATGGTTGTCGGCTTCACCAAGCGTCTTGATTTGATGACCCGAAAGCGTGAGATGGCTATTGATGTCGCTACGGCTGACATTGGAACAGCAATCAAGAATGGCTTCACTTACAACGGCAAGCACACTGGGATTGGTCGGGCGCACACGCAGAATGATGTGTGGCGCGTTGAGCATTCCGATGGGCTGTATGTGTCGAACGAGGCAGCAGACACTTCTCCAAATTGGGTTATCCCAATCAATGAGAAATTGTCGATTGCTATGCTGAAGCCTGACAAGACGCCTCAAATGGCATACTCTCTCAAGTCCATGTGGATTTTTCACGGCAACCTGAAGGACAAATTGTTGGACGAAGGCCCAATGACTATCCTGCTTGAAGGTGCGTGGGATGCAGCCGAAATGAATTGGAAGATGTTCACACCAATTACCCTGAAGGGCAAATTTGACCCTGATGGTTGGAACGACAGTGGCCCAACCCTGACTGTGGGCAACACCAACGTAACCTATGGTTTGGATTGGGTGTCTGATAATCACAAGGAGGCTGTTGAGAAATTCTTCGATCCAACCCAATACTTGACTACGATGGCTATGTGCCCGTTGTCAGATTTACTCTCCCATCACTTCGATGGTCGCAAAGAATCCTATACGGACAGAAACGGCAATCAACGCTATGACGGCCCAATCACCTGTGTTGTCGGCAACGTGCAGAATATCAATCACGAAGGCCGTGAGAAGCAGTGGGATCCAACGGGACGTGACTACTGGTTGTCTATCAGCAATCAATCACTACGCCGTGAGAATCCAAACGCTGCTATCGGCATTGGTGTTAGCGGTCCTTTACACGATGACCACAACGGCATGAATGTTCTGCTACGCGGAGAATGGCTTCCATTCACCAACGGCTCTCGCATCTATGTCGTGGGTCGCACTGATTCATACACCAACCAAGAAGGTGATGACATCGTGAAGATTGAGGCTCAAGGTATCTATGCGGTGCCGAAGAAGTCTATTCCTGCAAAGCGTCCGAGCGAGGAAAGCAACGATCTCGGTAACTTGAGCGGATTCGGTATGGATGGTGACAATTGATGGCAGGAACAGGCTTCCTTGACTCTTTCACGCCCAAGAAGGGCAATTACGAGCCTTCTAAGCCAACGAAGGTGGCTGCAAAGCCTTCCAAGAAGGCGAAGGAGGAAAAGAAGCCTGTCAAGGCGAAGAAGGCCGAGAAGGTCGTCAAGAAGCCGGAACAGCCGGTGTTGAAGGTATCTTCCCCTCCTCCTCGACCAATCGAGGTTTTGAATGAAGGCGAGGAGAAGGCATTCCCTGACAGTCGCACGGTCATTGTATCCGATGATGCCCCACCACGAATGGTGCCTGAACCTGAATTCAATGATGCAGTCATGGCGTTTAATCCATCGATCCAACGAATGCTGCAATCAGCGAGAAATGCACCTGTGATTGATCAAGAATACATTCTTTGCGGCATATACGGCCCTCCAAAGTCCGGTAAGACTGGAATTTGTATGGATAGTCTATCCGAGGAGGACATTGAAAATGGTGCTGAAGTCATTCACGTTGATTTCGATATGGGCGGTGCGTCCACACGCGCTGCTCACCATGCAGATAAGGCCCATCACATCTTGGTTCTCAATCCGTGGATCGTTCAATATGGGGAGAGTCGTGAAACATACGACTTCCCTGCTACATTCCAACAGACCATTGACATTCTCAAAGGGGCTGTGGCTCAAGCCGAATTCCAAGTCGAATACCGACAGAAGAACGGCACTATGCCTCCAACCTATCTCAAAACCGTTATCTTTGACGGCTGCGACCAATGGCAACATATCTGTGAAACCCTGATGAAGATTGAGGATTTGGAATTGGGTCACGATGGGATCGATGCAGCGGCATTCCTTCGTCAGCGCGAAAAGGGCGGCGAGAAGAAGAAGTCCGTAAGTCGCTTCAATTGGAACCTGCGAAAGATTCGCTATCAATTAGCCTTCCATCTTCTCCGTGAATTGTGCCGACTGGGTGTGCATTGTTATCCAATCACGCACACAAAGTCTGACTACGATTCAAGCGGTAACGAGATTCGCGGTAGTGCTTCACCTGCATGGCTCAAGGATACCGAGGGCCAATTGCAGCAATTGATTTGCACTGAAATTGAAGATGAGCGCGATGACAGCGGGGAATTGACAGGCATTTCGCGTGCCTATGGTCGCCTCCTATGGCGTCGAACGAGTCTGAACACGCCGGAGCGTTGGGTCATCTTTGAGCGCAACCCTGACGGTGGCGAATGGTTCGGGACACCGGGCATGGCTCAAGGCACCTTTGGGGTGATTGAATGACCGGCTGTCGCATTTCATACGGTCGATTGCGCCATTTCCTCAAGGGATTCAATATGGACGATCTAATCCTCAACATCACTGAAGAGGGCATAGAGGCCGCAGGGACCGAGCAGAAGATGTTTTACATCCACAAGTGGACTCGCTATCAAGCAAATGAGGGTGAATGTATCGAAGCAGGTGACATTCCAATCGGTCAATTGGCTACATTCATTTCATTGATTGGTGAATGTGGGCAGGGAGGCGACGAAATCGAATTGTCCTATACGGACGATGTTATCACCGTGTCCGGCCCCCAATCCACCTTCAGCATTCCTTCTGTGACCAACCCTGCATCCCAAGCAGGTGTTGAAGTCATCAGCGGCTTCATTGAAGCGGCTGAAGCAGACGACTGGAAAACCTTCGGTCAAGGTGGTGTGTTCGATTATCACTTGGAATTCGACGCTGAAGCATTTCAGCAATTACGCAATACAGGAAAAGCCATTCAATCCGGCTCTCTCTATTGCGTGGAGGTTGGTGACGAAACACTGACCCTTAGTGTGAAGCGCGACAGTGTGCGCGTGGATCGTTCGATAGAACACAACAGCACATTCGATTCAGACGAACCCGTGATTAACTGGTTCGGTCAATGGTTAATGGACGCTCTCAAGGCTATGCCGGGTGTGGGAGAAGTCCATGTTCATGGAGGGAATCACGCACCCTTCCTCATTCGCCAAGAAGCGACTGGGACGGACACTGGATATGGTCAAACATTGGTCGTATCACCCCGGCAAGAGTCGGGGGCGAATAAGTGATTATTGACGCATTCGATCCGGCTGACGGAGAAGGAAAGCACATCTATGTGCGATACAGGAATGATGACGGCGAAGTGATGGAACGCATCGTTGATGACTTCCGACCTTACTTCTTCGTTGAGAATCTGAATACTGAACGCCTGTCGGCGTTGTATGATGATAATTTCGATGGTTGGGGCACTGGCGGTCTTGCCGAGGCCAAAGATGGTCGAGAATTGCTACAAATCTATGCCCCTATGCCTGAAGATGTCAAGCGCATGAGGAATATGGCGGAGGAAACATGGGAGGCCGATATGCACTTCCCCGATAGATTCGCCATTGACACCTTCACAGAACCGAGCGGCGAACAGCCAATGCCTGATTGGTTCTCCAACACCGTTCGTGCCGGTGGCTTCGATATGGAATGGAATGAGGATGGCGCAATCACCGCTATGGGTTACACCACAGACGGTGAGCAGGTTCACCAATGGTCTTGGCATCCAAATGCTTGGAATGAACTCATTACAATGGATGCAAAAGGAATTGAGTCGAATATGTATTCATCCTATTTCACCAATGAAAAGGAGATGCTTGAGGATTTTGCGAACGCATTCAACCTTCTTGATCCGGACGTTATCACCACATGGTCCGGCAATCGTGCTGACTGGCCGAAATTGTATGAACGATTCAAGCATCACGATTTGAGCATGGATTGGATTTCCCCCATCGCATCCGTCAGCCATTCACCACCAATGAAGCACCTTCCGCGCAGTGGCTACTACGAGGACGGAACACAGGTCATACTGGGCCGGATGACCATTGACTTGGCTGATCGAAATCATGGCTTTGAGCGTGTGTGGAAAGATAGCGGCAAAGGGCAATTGGGTGATCGGCGTCTTGGTTCTGTGCTGAAAGAGGCATTCCCGAACAACCCTGAATGGCATAAGATTGATTTTGAGAATGACCCTGAATTGCTTGACGAGGAGGGGAATTGCATTGTGGACGGCCACCATGACCTGTGGCTCAATCACTTTGACAAATTCATTGACTATCACAGGCAGGACATAATCGGCACGGATCGACTGGACCGAGAGTATCACGTCACCCGCTTCTTCATGGCGTTGCAGCAGGTCTGCGGCGTGTCCTTCTCATCTGTATTCACCGTGAGCCGCTTCGCAAGAGGATTGTTGCGACGGCGGGCATGGTGGAAAGCACCCACAGGCAACAAGAAGCAGAAGCACGAATCATACGGAGGGGGCTACATTCCCAATGCGGTGGGTGGTCGTCACGATATGGTGGCTGTATTCGACTTCAGGGCGCACTATGCCGCCATCCAAGAGGGGCACAACATCAGTCCTGAAACGCTACGCGGGAAGGACGGGGAATGTTGGGTGCCGATGACAGACAATATCTTGGCGTTGGAGAACGGCACCTTTTGGGAACAGTCCGAAATCGGTGTTCTCCCTGAACTGCAAATTGATTTGGCTGACGCAAGGAACGCAGCGAAGCAGGAAATGAAAAAACACGACCCCAAGAGCAGTGAATACGCCGGATTTAACACCCTTCAATTGGCCTTCAAGCGGGCGGCTGCGTCAGTGTATGGCCTCATGGGACACACAGGGCACGGCGAGAGCGATCTAACTGTTGCCTCCACTATCACCTATGTTGGCCGTGAATTGCTGAAACGCTTGATGGAAATATGTGAGGAGATGGGCTACACCCCATTGGCCGCTCACACCGACAGCGCATACATCGCCATTGGTGACGCTGATGGTCACGAAATTGCCGAGCGTTTAACACAAACCATACAGGATGAATGGAACACCGATAAATTCATTGTCGAATTTGAAAAACTCATGCTGCATTGGGTGGCCCACGATGAGGTCAAGAATCGAAACTTCGGGTGGGTCATTTGGCCCAAAGAAGGCTTGCACTGCACCGGCTTTGAATTGAAGAAGTCCAATGCCGCTGAAATCACGAAGCGCATTCAGGAAACGGCATTCATCAGTATGTGCAAGGAGGGTGCAAGTGAGGACGACATACGCGAATTGGTGAATTCGTGGATCGCATCTGTGCGAACCACAGTCAAACGCGAAGCATTGGTGATGCGTTCACGCTTGGGCAAAAAGCCGGAGGCATACGGGAACAAGGGAGGATTTCAAGGTGCAGCGAAACGCTACAATGACACCAACCCCCGTGAACCGTTTGTGATAAGAGATGGGGTGCCTCACGTCTATTCGACAAAGGGCATCGAAGCATTCAGAACGTCCGAGGAATTAGAGAAAATAAACTTGGACTACACAACGATAATACAGAAGCAGATTATCGCACCAGTTAGCCTCATCTTTGAGGCGATGGGATGGAAAGAACCCAACGCTGATGGTGCGGTGCCGCAGGACTGGTGGAATTGATGATTACACATCGGGCACCACGTCCAATCCCAGTGAAGGGGCACGACGATTTATTCTCCTGCTATCACTGGCACCCCGAAATGCCGGATAATGTCATTCTCCGTATGAGTAAATCGTCGCTGCTGTCTGACTTCGGGTTTTGCCAACAGCAGGGCTTCATCAAGCGCATTGTGGGTATGAAGGAACCACAGAACGACAATATGCTTCGGGGAACCAATGTTCACGATTCAGTGGAATTATTCTATGACCGCGTGGATATTGAAGAAGCGAAGGCAGCAGAAGATATGCTCAAACTTGACAGGTATTTCCAACGCTGTTTTCCCAAACCACCTGAAATCCGTTCCGCTCAAGACTCATTCTATTTGGATGAAGATTTGCACCTTGACAGGTGGCGAAAGGTGGAAGTGGAGAGATTCTTAGGTTCCGATCCAGAAAACTTCCTCCCGACTGGAAATGAATTGGTGGTTGATCATATCATGGATATTGAAGTCGATGGTGTGTCACAACCAGTGCATTTCACGGGCATTATTGACCGTATATTCACCAACCCTGACGGCTCACTACACGTTCACGAATTGAAAACCGGACTGTGGAAGGACACCAAATACAAGTATGAATCCATGCGAAAGGAAATGGCCTTCTATGTATGGATGCTACGCAAGATGGATGCTTCAACACCAGTCACACACTGGGGTTGGGACCACACGAAAGGGGTCAAGGGCACCGATAGCGAGGATGCCCAAGTATTCCGTTACGTTGAACCAGTGCGCGTCAAGGAAATTGGCCTGATGTTGGCTGATGTGCATAATCTCATTCGCAATTATCGTCGCTACAAGGGCGACGGTGACGGGTCCATGTTCCCTTTGATTTCTGCCTCTATGCAATCACGCCTTTGCGATCCGTGGTGTGCCCTCAAGGAATTCTGCCCGCGCTACGCCAACGTCTTGGAGGACTACTGATGAGTTACGAATTGGTTCAGGGCGATTGCCTCAAGGTCATGGAGAGGGTGGAGGACGACAGCGTGGATTCTATCGTCACCGACCCCCCGTATGGATTGACCCAAAACAAGCGGGGTGGCAGTGGGGCAGCAAGCGCAAGTAATGAAACGCCATACGGCAGGGCAAGAATTGGAACGGGGAATGGGGCAGGTGGCTTCATGGGTATGAAATGGGATTCCGGCGTCCCTCCTGTTGAGATATGGGAAGAGGCATACCGAGTCTTGAAGCCGGGGGGTTATCTGCTTGCTTTTGGTGGTTCACGGACCTATCACCGAATGGTGGTGAACATTGAGGATGCGGGCTTTGAAATCCGTGACCAAATCATGTGGCTGTATGGGTCGGGCTTTCCAAAATCACATTCCGTCAGTAAGGCCATCGACAAACTCGGTGGCGATTCTGCCGTCCTTGTTGAAATGGCGCAAGCACTGGAACAGGCTCGCCTTCAAAGAGGCATGACAATCAAGGAATGTGATGACAAATTCTGCAACGGTTCAACAAATTGGAATTGGATTGAAGGGAAGCGAGATAGAATCACGCAGCCATCCGAGGAACAAATGAAATTGATTGCTGAAGAATGGTCTGAAATGGAACCAATCTTTGACGCCTTCAATGTCAAGGGTAACGTGGTGGGTTCAATTACACATTCCAGATCGGGCGGGAAGGATTTCGCAAAACAAGTCGGCTCTCAAGCCGAGAAGCGTGCGGAAATTGTTTTTGATCACGGCACTGACCCCGCTAAACAATGGGAAGGTTGGGGAACGGCCCTCAAGCCCGCCCATGAGCCTATCGTAGTGGCTCGCAAGCCCTTCAAGGGCACAGTGGCCGAGAACGTGCTTGAACACGGCACAGGGGCCATGAACATTGATGGGTGCCGTATTCCATCCGATGAAGAAGTGAAAACTTCAATAGGGGCAGGTTTTGGAGGAACAAGTCTGTTTGAGGGAGGAACAAAAGAAAGAAAAGAGAGTGAAGTGCGACAAGAGCGTTGGCCCGCTAACGTCATTCTTGACGAAGAGGCCGGTGCTATGCTTGGCGAAGAATCACGCTTCTTCTATTGTCCGAAGGCGAGCAAGTCCGAGCGCAACAAGGGTTGTGAGGAATTGGAACCACAAAAAATGGGTCGTAATCAATCATCACTTGATGGTGGGAAAATACTCACGGGTTCAGGGAATGAGAGAAGTAACGAGAAACAAAACCACCACCCCACCGTCAAGCCGGTGGATTTGATGAAATATCTATGCCGTCTTGTGACACCACCCGGCGGTGTCGTTCTCGATCCATTCATGGGAAGTGGAACAACGGGCATAGCCGCCTGTGTCGAGGGCTTCAATTTCATAGGCATTGAGCGTGAAGAGGACTACATCGAAATCGCTCGCAATCGAATTGAAACATGGGTTGAGGAAAAGGAAGAACAAGTGCGTGAGGAACGGGCACAGACAAGCCTCTTTGATTGGTGATGAAACATGGCGCACATATTCCGACATTTCCCGCGTGAAGTGGATATGCGAAAGAGGAAAGTGGTGCATAACATGGACGAATTGCAGCATTACGTCAAGGCCACCAACGGTGCTGATGACCTGACAACCACCGTCTATGGCTTCCAACAATTGAAGCCAAAAGGCAATCGTGGTGAGTATTCCACAGCCATTGTGCCCCACTTCGTCATTGATATGGACTACGAACGGGCTAAAACACCCTCTAACACGGCGCGAGAGGCAGGGAATCGTTGTCTGCGGGAAGTATTGGCCCTGCACCATCATTTGCTCTCTAACGGGTGGAAACACGCCATGTGGTTCACAGGCGGTGGCGTCCACATTTGGGTCAATCTCGATCAGACGCACTATCCCGAGGAAAGCCTATCCGATTTATTCGTCACTGGACGGCGTATGATTGACGGTTGGGTCAAGCAGTGGGATTTATCCACGCTCGATCCAGTCGTGTCATTCCGCCCTGACCGTCACATTCGCATTCCTAACACATACAATTTCAAGCGTGGCCTATGGGGTATGCCGCTTCAAACCAGTGACCTTGAGGGTGATTGGGAGGAAATCTTGTCACGGGCTGTCGAGCCGCACGGGGGCATGAATCTCTATGGGCAACACGGGTTACATTTGGACGTGAAGAAGCGTGACCCTGCAACCCCCTTTGAGGCCGAGAAGGTGGACGTGGATATGAAGCGCATTGGGTCTATTTCTGTGCTGCCTTGCTTGGCTGCTGCGGCCTGTGAGGAGGGTGGCAATCCTCCACATGAGGCACGCATCTATCTCACCATGTTCCTTCAGGACCGGCTTCGGTCTTTCGCACGTCCCCCTCAATCATCACAAACGAGCAACGATGGTATCGTAGCCTCGATCTGTAACTTCATCAAGGATTTGAAATGGTCTGACTACAATGAGGAGATAACTCATCAAAATGTTAAGCACAGTGTTGGGAGTCACTACATGACCCCTTCTTGTCGCACGCTTTACGCGAAGGGATATTGCATCGGTAAATGTCCTTTCTATGACGGCACAGGGGGTGTCTGATATTCCAATTGAAAAATTGAATTTCCAATTGGAAAATTACAAAAATAGGGTTGAAATTCTCAATTGAAAAATGGTGATTAGATGACGGATGAATTGGATGAAATACGCAAGAAGAAGATGGCTGAAATCAGCGATAAGATGAAGCAAGTCGAGAAGGATGTTGAAGAGGTAAGAGCCATGCAGAATGAATTCACATGGGCTGACTTTGGAATGGATGAACCGATGTGGGGCTTCCGCGAGAGCGAGGATATGCCCGGTGCTTTCGATGTTTGCCAACAAGGTGAAACCGTTGCTTTAACGGGCGACCCCCGATGGGCCATGCTTGTGACCGATCTGCTGAACCGAGCCAAATTGGAAGAACTGATTGTCAATTCAAAGGAGGGTGAAAAGGATGATTGAGAAGGTGCTTTACATCGACAACCGAGAGCGGTCAGGGCTTGAGGAGGCTGTCAAAAGACACGCCACCAAACAGAAAATCAAGTGGGCTGTCAATCAAAATCTCATCACCGACTACTGCTACGGAACACTTGGGATCGAAGCCAAATCAATGGCTGATTACATTCAATCGCTACAAAGCGGCCACCTGCAACACCAGTTAGAGAATATGGACGACAATTTCCAACGCATGGTTCTCATCATTCATGGTCGAATCGACAAGTATGTGAGCAATATGCGGAAGCGTGGAGGGCGCACACCTTACGCACGCATAGAAGCCATGTTCATTGGTTCGTTGGCCCGCTTCGACGTTGATTTCGATATGACCATCATGCACTTTGAAACCGCGTCGGCGGCGGCACGGTGGATTGTAACACGCTGCAAGAAGGATGGGACCATCGGAACAGTGAATACCTATCGCACCTTAAGACGCACTTCCAGTGAGGACGTTCGCATTGATGGTTTGAGAGCCATTGGTTGCAGCGAGGCCATCGCCAAGCGACTGTTGGATCGCTTCGGCTCAATCGCTGAAATTAGCAGTGCGCCTGTGAAGGAAATGATGGCTCTTGACGGCATCGGAAAAATCAGGGCAAAGCGAATTTCTGAAGCCCTCAACAGTGAAGAAGCCGTTGTGAAAGAGAAGGTCAAAATGAAATCAGCCTAAATGATTATATGGCAAATGCGAGCAGCCCAAATTCCCGCCGGAGAGAGAGATATGGAAATGATTGATGCGATACAAATTAGACAACGCCAGTGGGACGATTACATGGTCGTGACGGCTGATCACGAAGGCGCAAAATTCCTTCGTGGCTACATTGAAAGATTCAACACAGTGTCCTTTTTCAATGAATTTGCGGGCCTCCTTTCCTTCTTCTTTGTCATGGGTCAAATCTGCGCCCCGTTTATGCGAATCCCCATTCATGGCACCTTCCTTGACTGCCGCGTCCATGTGTATTGGATTCAACAGTCAAGGACCGGCAAATCAATTGCATGGGAATTTACAGATCGGCTCTTAGCCGCTCTTGATGTCGAAAGTGAATCATTCACAGCAGGGTCAGACGCCAAATTGATTGGAACCGTAATGGAACAACCAGTCATGGAGGACGGGCGACCCACAGGAGAGGTTCAGCACATCACCGTTCCCGGCCTTCTCAACGGCTACAAGACGCTTCTATTCGATGAGGCTTCTATTCTCCTCAATGACGCCAAAGCGCACTTCTCGGACAAGATTCTCTATCTCCAACAGGCGATGGCTCCTCTTGGGTCGAGAACCAACGTCCTTGTCAAGCACTTGGTGGGTGGTTCCGTCAGGACACCATCAGGCGTGTCCCTGTGGATGACCACATACCCTCCAAAGGACATTATGCACCACGTTCTTGAGAAGGGATTCTTTCAGCGCGTTTTCCTATTCCAAAACGACATCAATGCAGAACAGCGACAGACCGTCAGCGAACACCGCATGGGCGGGTTGTATGTCCCAGTAAGTGGGGATGTTATGGATTATGACGTTTTGGCTGAATATCTGCAAGGCTGTGTCAATCTATTGAAAGGTCGTCTTTTCGACGCTATGGGTCTTGAGGAAAGCACAGTCGAAGTGATGAATGAAGAACGTGAAATCGTTGAGCAAACCCTCACACGTCAAGAGGTATGGGATCGCATGGATGATGGCGATAAAGAGGACGCCACTATGCGTCACGCCCATGACATATTTACTGTATCACCGGGTTACGCCCCTGCTATCCTTAACACATTGGATGAATACTATGGCCTCATTAACGCCATATCCAGTGAGAATGTGAGAGAAACAGCCCTCTCCTTTGAGCCGAACATTGAAAATTATACTGCGATATTCGCCAATCTAATTGCAGTGTTGTATCGTTCATCCGTCATCACCGAGGATCATGTATTCATGGCAAGGGAAATTATTTTCGACAATATGCACAACCTGATTATTTGGCTTGAGCAAAAGCAGAACGTCAAGGACAGGAAGCGTATTGCCGCTCAACGCGCTGCATGGATGCAAGCATTCAACCAGTGTCAAAAGCACGTCAATGAGAAAGATGGCAAGGAAAGTGTGTTACAACAGGAATTGCTTGCCGTCTATTCCTCTCAACAATCAATCGCAGGAATCACAGCAGAACGCCGATTCAAGACGTTACGCGAAGGAGGAAATGCAACCGTTGGCACCGTTGGTGGTAAATGGGGCAAGCGCAATTTCGTGTCATTCGCATGGGGGAATTAGATGAAAGGTATCAGTGTAGTATTCGACACTCATTTCGATGAAGGTTGGAGAAGCCGGATGGAAATTATCTTGATTGCTACATGGGATGGAAAAGAAGGGGCGCAGATTTACACGGATGAGTCCTTGACGCAAAAGATGATTGGTTGTCCGGTTCACGATCTATCGGATTTTATTTGGGAAGAACAAGCCCCGTTGGTTGGTCACAACCTACACGGTAATTTCAAAAACGAATGCTTTGACTTGTTAATTGCCGTCAAAGAGGCCAGTGGCCCTGTCCTTCAGAATGAGGGCAAGCGTTACGAGTTACACAATCTTGCACGTTGGAACCGTTGCCAAACGGTCCCTGTCGAAATGTATTCCAAATGGCGACGTGGGGCAGCATGGATACGAGGGCAACGCATCAAGGTTGCACGTTGGGCGATTGAGGATGCGATGATGTGTCACGATCTCTATGTGAAGGTCAGGAAAAAGGGACGGGTTCGATTCTTAGACACCAAAACAGGAAAGAAGGTATTTGCCGAGGTTTCGTGGGGAAAGAAGGAGGAGGAGGAATAATGCCGTATCAATGGATGGGTTGCCCTTCAGGTTGCTACAAAATTTGGTCGATGGCACGACGACCACAATGTCGGATATGTTGGAAGCGGCTGAAAGCACTGTCCCCTGCCCCACCGCCCCCGGCAGGATTATCCGAAGGAGCGTGATGCGAAATGAATGTGTGGGGACATAGGAAAGCGTCTGACGCCGCTTGGAACGTGATGAAATCATTCATGTATCAAGGCAAGCAGGGTGACTTAGAGGACATTATGCCCCTCTTACAAGGCACCATGGATCGTTACGATACATGGAGCGGTAGCCCCCTAACTGGTAATGCAAAAACGAAATTGAAGCCAGTCTATCGTGTGCCTTCAAGTGCCGGTGCAAAGAAGCCAATGAAGCAAATGGAATTGGCAGGAATGCCCGGTGCAAAATTCAGTAGCCAACAGGAAGCATTGTTGAATCGCATACCCGGATTCACCCGACCTGAAAAGGGCGGCATTCCAACATTCATTAACTGGTGGGGCGGTAAATCGGGCCTCAAGAATGTGTTCCGGCAGATGTATAAGCCGTTCCAAGATACCCACAAGCCCGCAGAAATGTTCGGCGGCAGTGGTTCAATGCTCACTGGTTTGAATGCCGGAAAGGGCATTTACAATGAAATGAATCCTGATTTGACCAACGCCATGCGTATGGCTCAATTGGGCCTCCAAGTGCCTGATTTCGGACCCAACACGAAGGAAGTATTGGCTGACATTACACAACGACTCAACGCCCTGCGATACAAGCGCGACATCGAGCAGGAGGAAATGACGCCGGAGGAAAATGAATTGATGGCTCAATTATTCATTTCGGCCAATAGCAGGGCATTTCAGGGGAACATGGGATACAAACAGAATGATGAATGGCACACTGGCGCAGGGCGTATGAAGCCCGGTTTGAGGACTGTTCGACCGGATCGCGGTTCACCCGCTATTCCATTCGATTTGCGCCCGTGGGCTGATCGAATGAAAAATTGGGAAGTCCATGAAGGAAAGATGCAAGATTTGGCAGAATTGCTCGGTCCTGAAGTATTCATGTATCTTGACCCACCTTATTGGGGTCGGACATTCGACTATACAGATAACCCCAATGAAGCAGGTCGTGTGTTAGATGACCTACAACGTGAAACAATTGATATTGGGGCCGAGCATGAAGGCCCAGTCGCATATTCAAACTATCTTCTCGATCCAGATACGAGAGAACCATACCATGAAGCAATTGAATATCTGTTGAATCAGGGTTACGACATTACGCCGTGGGCGCGAAATATCAAAACAGGAAAAACAGGCGGAAAGAATGTAGTGGAAATGTTGGCTACTCGCAATATGCCTGAATGGGAAGGGATGAAAGAAAAACTTCCAAAGGTCAGCGCAGCACAACAAAGCCTCTTGGAATTCTAACGTGAGAGAACCCATTCAATCTGTTTGCTTTGACTGATTCGCTCATTTTCTGCGAATTCATCGGGGAATTCCAATTCAACATCCCCCAATCCTACCATCGAGCGTTCAACACCAAAGAGGAAGAAGCGAAATAAACCATAGAATACGACAGCATCTAATCCCACAATAGCCGCAAAATAGAGTATTGTGAGGAAATCCATTATCGATCCCTCGTTGGTCTTTTGCCGCCCGCACCCAATTGCCGCCTCATCTTTGGCCTTGCACCTGAACCGCTGCCACGAACCTTGCCTCGTTTGTAGCGATTGGCTGTGCGCTTTGATTTGTTCTTGCGGGATTTGCCCCATACCCTACGTTTAGCCTGTCGTTCAGCACGACCGCCGATGTTGTCTTTGGAATAGCCCTGAAATTTGCCCTTCACAACGGACCATCCAACATTGAAGGCACGACCTTCAACTTCGGACGCGCCTTTCGCCATAAGTCACCACAGGTGGGGCATTCCCATAAATGTATTCTTTCACGACTACCTGCATAGAAGCCATTGATGCGTAATGCGAGAATGTCATCGCCGCATCCGGGGCAATTTTGAGCCACCCGATCTTTGTATGAGAACATGGGTAACTTCTTCACATCAATACCCCGCGTGCGTGTAAGATACATGGATAGTGCCCGGACCCAGTGGGGGTGCAATAACAGCAGCAAGATTGAGGAAAGTCAATGTTTTACCGGACAATGTGTAGTGTGGCCCTTGTGCTATGGTTTGAGTCGTTTGTGTTGCACCATCCACCCAAAGGCAATTGATGAGATGGATATTTGGGTCCACTTCAGCCGGAAGTGGGGTGAATTGTAAGGTAACAGAACCCGGTCCACTGTAACTGACCACTTCTTTGGATTGCCTATGAACTGGTGTTAATTGATAGGAACCGCCCGACATAGCCCCAAAGCCAATATCTGCCTGATAGAACAAATGTGTTTGCCCGTTCCCGTGAATGTGGGTGGGTGTGCCCAGTGTTTCGTGTCCTAATGGATCACGCGCATACAATGTCCCCAAACCTGCTTGCGGTAATGCGCCGCCTGTCATAGTGGGTGATGTTCCATAATCATTGATTGGGTTTGTAGCCGCGCCATCTGACTTGATCATCTTCGTTAGAGGATATGGACCGCCACGAATGAATACCCGCTTATCCTCAATAGAAGCAATCACGACTGGGGAAGCATAGGTGACACGCACGGCTGCAAGCACCACTGACTGCTTGATGAGATGGGATGACGGCATTTGTGGATACACACCTGTGCTTGTATCAACCACTGTTCCACAGACAAGGCCCACGTTGTTGGTGCCCGTCAATTCAGGATCGGCAATCACCAACACCCAACATTCATGGTTAGCACTGGCAGGAAGCACCATTCCACCTGCGTTGAAGCGAGCATTGTAGTAGCCGGATGTGTTGATGTTGAACGCTGAACCTGAACCCACTGTGTAAAATGCACCATCAAGGCATACGACCCCTGCGTCCACGAACATGGAATTGGTGCCTGTGCCCGGATTCGGACGCACACAGCAATTTGTTAGAATTGGATTATTGCGGTCTGAACCGCCACTGTCGGCTGAATAATTGGTGAGGGTGATTGGAACGACCCCGTTCCCTATGCCCCTCTCCACGAAATTGGAGAGGGTGGCCGAGGAAAGCACGTCTGTGTCCCGTAGCCCGTCAGATTGCCATGTGGCCCCTGTGCCGGTCTTTTCGTGTCCTTCTGTAATGCCTTTTGTGCCCATCAGCGAACCTCCATAATCACATCGACTCGTATTTCGTTTGTAGCATTTTTGCTAATCGGCATGAAGGACGTGCGGAATGCGGGGTTATCAAGCGGTGTCGCGCCATGCACGGCCACTTCTTTGATGTCGCTTGCAGTGATGAGAGAAGTGTCGAAAATGCCGGTGATTGATACGGTCCTGTCATCGATCCGTTGCACGGTGGGGGTAATGGTGTGAGCCACGTTCCCTGCCCCACCATCACGACTGGATGCAGCCCCTCCTGCGGTTCCTATACTCATCTTCGTCACCAGTGTTTCCAAGTGAGCCGCTAATTTCGCTTTGATTCCGTCTAACACTGGCATTATCGCACCTCATAGAATACTGATTTTGAATGACCAATTGGCGGTGCCCTCGCAGATGCCACCATTAACTCGGCGTTATCTGCTACTGCGACTGCGTTATTGGCCTTTAGGGTTATGGCCGTTGATGTGACGCTATTTACATACCCAACAAGAAGTGGCGTATGCGCCGTTGGTTCACGGACATATACCGCATCATGTTGTTTGAATCGAAGTGTGGCGTCCACAGTATCAACGGCAACGGTTGTAGTGCTTGAAGCACCAATGGCACCATCCTTGAGAACGCCAGTCAGCCCACCTTGCACACCAATGCAACCCAAACGACTGGTGGTTGGGGAACCACGATGCCGTCCACCGATGAGGAATCGGGTTCCATTGACCATTCGTGTGGATATACGGCTCACTGCCTTGATTCTGATTGGTGCTGTCAGGGCCATTTCAATGCGCTCACTGATTCTCCCTGCATCATCATTGGTTGTGCCGCTGCCGGACGCCATTTGAAGATCCGCCAACAGTCCTTCAATCCCCTTCTCATATTGCCCCATCACAAGATTTGTTGTCCCATTCATGTAATCGTGGAATGCCTCAAACACCGCGAATTGGCCTCTAATGCCTTCCATGACGAAATCGACTGAAAGGATTTCACCGGGTTGAATGTCATTGGCTTGGAGCAGACCCTCCACACGGATAATTGCAGCACCTTGTTCTGTGCGATTCAATTTACTCTTCGCCAATCTAAGTGCAAGGTTTGGATCGCGCAATCCGGGGATTATTTCAGTGACACTGCGAATAACGCTGTCATCAGTGCCTCCACCCATTTGCTTCATCTTTTCCAAATCCTTGATTACACCACGAATCTTCTCATTCATGGCGATTTCATCACCCTCCACGATTGCCTGATTCGCCATTTCCAACATAGCACTGACTTCGATCAATTGAGGGCCGCTACTGGAACCAATGCGTCTATCACGACCGATGAACACTTCAGGGGAATAGAGCAACAGGCCGCTATCATCCATCACCATTTGGTAGCCGTCCGTTTGTGACAAATTACGCAGTATATCCAAAACGCCAATTCCGCGTATGGACCGACTAACGAAAACACCGCTATGCAGCATGGCGGAACGGAGCGATGGGTGGGCTGACACAAAGGCTGAAAGTGCCGTAGTGTCACTTGAGCCTCTTGCGGGCGTTCCTGTGACCAATGCCTTGTATGGGCCGTCATCCTGCTTCTTTTGCTCATTGAGTGCCCTCTCACGGATTAGATCGATACCCGGCAATTTGGTTTGTAAATCATTCATCACCATAAGGGCCACATCGCTTGTGCGTGCCCCAACAGACATCCAATGAGTCAATCTGACTAAATTACCGTCAGCAATACTCATACCTGCACCGCTCAAAGAGCCGCCAGTCAAATTGCGGAATTGTAACTCATAGTCGTATGAATCACCATTCCCTACATCAATTCGGGCACCTGCAACACGCCATCTCATGTGGGCACCATCAAGAAGATAGGGTGGGCAATTGCTTGCAGACAGCAATTTCCCATCAACGTATATGTCTGATAAACCACCTGTTCCGGGGTATTTTGGATAAGTGAGGACACCCGATGTTTGCCCGTCTGTAAGCAGGAATTCCTGTGGTGTCAGCATGAAGAAGTCACTTGGATTGTAATGCCCCAATCCACGATAGGAGATATTGGGGGAATACTGCGTGGTGTCATCGCTACTGGTCGCATCCCATTTGTCAGTGAGAGAGAGAGCGAGGCTCACGGCGTTATCCACCAATGAAGGGAGGATAACCAATGAATGGGTGGTTGGGTATAGATCGGTAATCTTGGAGGCCACAGATGCGCTCGCATTCTTCCCAAATCGGACTGTATATCCGGCCAAGTCACTGATACTGCTACACTGCCCGGTTGATGCACTAATTGTCAATTTATTCTCCGTGCGCCCGCTATACGTCAATTGCCCCGTGAGGCCAATAATAACCAATGTTCCACTTGCAGGGAAGCCTGTTGCATCATTAACCGTGATGGTTGCGCCGCTATCCAATTTAATTTCTGCTCTTGGACCCAGTGTAGTCATAGCATATTTCGGCTGTTTTGCTACTGCCACCCCGTCCCTTTCACGTCGAGGGTAAGGGTCAATGACTACGGTTCCATCCACAGCATATCGGGTTTCTGTTTGTGATGCGACTTCACCACCACCGGGATGTGTGCTTTGTGAATATCGAGCGTCAATCAATGGATACAATTTCCCATCTCGATCACGTCTTGAAGCGTCCGATTTGAAATGTTGTAGCATATTTGCACTGGGTATCAAGTGCCATGTTACATCTCGATTGTTTGCATCCGGCCACTCTATCATTGGTGCTGAATCATGGGGGGATGTGATAGGGAGGGTATTTCCGGGCGTTTTGCTACTATTCAATTCAAACATTCCATATCGCTTGTCGCGTGTGAATACCTGATGCTTACAATTGGCCTGTGTAAGTGTGCTGAATGCACCCAATAGCCACCCATCTTGATTGAGGACTGTCGATCCGTCTGCATCCATGAGGGTGCTGTATCCGAATACCTTGAGAGGACGCACCATACGGACGATGTAATCAGCCGTCTTACGGACAGGTTGGGCCACCTGTGGTTTGGCTGAAGCGTGGGCTGAAATATCCGTGCGCCGAATATCGTTGTTTTCACCCCGTTCAAGCCATGTTTTGCGGAGGATGAATACGCCGCCCCATGCGGGCAAATCACCACTGCCTCTCACTGCCCAGTGGTCTTGAACACCTGTCCCATCGAACTCTTTCGTGCTATCTGAAAGGGCCACAGCCCCCAAATTCTCATTCCGATTCAAACAGAATTGAGGCTTGGATAAACGGTGATTTGGTGCCGCCGCACCGCCATAAGGCAGGTCAGGATTGGCTGCAACAGTAGTGATAGAGCCTATGGAACCACCATATTTCGTCCATTTAGTCTGCTGAACCCATGATGGCGTTACTGGGAATTGCTGTCCCACCGCCAAGTCGCTGTGGAGGGACACGGCTTTCGTGCTTGTAACGGCATAGTCGGTTCGCTTCGCGTTATTGCGTTCCGTGTTGGTTTCAGCCACTAATCCGAGTCGGGGTGACAGGTCCGATTGCACCTGCCGGTGATCAGCAATCTCCGATAGAGGAATGGGCATGGTTCCGCGTTCTCCTGATGGCGGAGAGGCTTTCAATTTCATATTGAGGGATTGACCCCATCCATGAGCGGGGAAGTGCTTTTGATCGGCTGAATTGACCCTGTAATCAATTGGGTGTGCATTGATATGCAGGTTGTTTCCTTTGTGATGATGGAACCCACCACCAGTGAATGCACTTGATTGTGTTACGGCCTCCACAGAATTTGCGGCCAATGTAGCCTCTCCACTGTGATGATTGAGGCCAATGATGGGGTCTGACCCAGTATTGACCGTTTTAGCGTGCAGGAACTTAGACGTATCATCGCTAATGTCTGTGAAATCAATTCCGTGCGAATCCATCACACCTGCGGGCATAGCCGAAGGCTTCACCATTCCAAGATCGTGATGATTCAACACACGACCCATGCCCACCTTCTTCTCTCCTTCTTCCCACGGACTATTGGATAGGCGATTGAAGCCCTCACAGCCGCAACCCTCACTGCTATGTTCGCTCAACACTACACCAATTGGAACTGCTCTTTCAGCCCCCGTATAGGTGGTCGGCCACCGCCAATCTGCGCCATCACTGACAGTCGGTAATTTCTGCATGGTGTCATGCAACCCACCGTCGAATCTCGCAGAACGCTGAATCTTTTGTTGGGTGCCAAGAATTTCTGTTGGATCGCCCGACAGCATATTCAATGCGTCACTTCCACTACGGAATCCCCATGCCCGAACAGGCAATCGTCGGCTGACATCAATAGCCACCACTGGATTCTCAACAGTCGTCACTTCGGACCAAATGTATGAATTCACAGCATCTTTGTCGAGAACGCGCCGTGATACGGACTTCGCAGGATGCAGTGCATCCCCAATGCCTTCACCCCTGCTGTATCGGGCCTTTGCACCCGCAGCCACGAAATGTTGCCGCAATTCAATGGTCCCTTGTGGTTCCCGAAGCCCGCTATGACCCATCAATACTGCACTGGTCGCACGTTGGCCCCAATTCGCACCGTGACCACCGGCATTCAACGCATTGTAGCCGTAATTCTGCAACCATTGGAATGCGTATATGCGCTCAAATGGTGCCGCTACACGCGGGGTTGCTGCTGTGATAGCACCCACTGAAGCATTACGCAATAATAGCCCCCGGACAGCAGGATAAGCAACAGCATTCGGCATTCCCGCCTCTCGATAACGGAACGCCATGAAATGTTCACGGCTTGTGCCGAATAAGGCAGGGTGACTGTATTCAGCCAACCATGTGCATAAGAATGCGTCCGGTGCTGCACCTGAATTGGTTTCATTTGCCTTCAACAGCCCCAAATCAGTGTGTGTGGATGATTGGGTGAAATGTCCTGCGGCAGATGGTGATTCGGTAATCGCAATTGGTGTCGCTGAAGCATTCAACATCTCCGGATCGTGACCGAATAGAGGAGGAACGGTCCCTAATTCCGTTCCGACACGGGGTTGGTGCCAACCTTGCGCCTTCCCAATTAAATTGTAATTGTGAGATGGATTCACCGATACAACCCAAGAAGGGTGTGGCCTTCCGCCCATCAATTGATATTGATTGAGGAAGAAGCCATTGATTGCGAACTCATCACTGGTGTTGAAGCGATTGACAGCCGTTCTTGTTTCTGTGGAAATCGCCATTGTGCCTGATTGAACAACAGAACTGTATGGTCCGATTCCGGCCCCTTTGCGGTGAGTATTTGTGACGAATTTTGCTTGTTCTCTATGCCCTTCAACCAACGTATGCTCTTGGCCGGGACCGAATAGAACGTCATGTGTTCCATGTGTTGTAGCCACACCACTATACATCCGATGATGATTGGGCAAACCACTGTATCCAATTTCACCAAGTGGGAATCCATCAGCAGAAAACGCCCCAGTATTGAACGCCTCCGATTTGGATTCTAACGCATCCATGTAAAACAGGGTTGCACTTGATGGGTTGGGTGAACCGCTATACGCAGATTGGAAGCCCCAATGTTTGTTCTCCGTTTCGGATTCAAACATGAGGGAATACGCCGAGCCGTGCGATCTATGCAATTGTCGGCGTAAGGATATGGGGGTTCCTCTAATGGTGCAAGGACTGATGAAATGGTGGCCCTGTCGCCCGAATCGTATTCTTTGATGAGGATGTGTATAGGTTGCCAATACCCCATTTTGTGTATCTTTGAGAACTGAACCCCGCTCAACATGATCAGAAAGCCTGTGAGCCGCGAATAGGCGCGTGCTTCCACTTGGAACAGCACCGGGCGTCGTATTTGGTGTCAAACCAAATTGAGTAGTCATTGTATCGTGCAGAATACGCACTGGATGGAAATGCAGAACACGGTCATGGGTGTCGAATTGGGTTGCTTCACCGGCTGTGCTGTCATACGGATCGGTGTTGGCTTCAATGACACCCGGTTCATCGGGTCTTGGTGGTGAAAGACCACCCATTCCCCAAGAGAGATTTTTCCACGCTTGCACACGATCATGCCCGCTACGAACAATGATATTGCCGGGGATTTCGTTTTGAGAGGGTAATTGAATTTCCAAATTTGGCTCAATTCCGCTTCCGGGCGTTGAAGGACGGGACACTTCGGTTCCAGTAGCAGGATTGAGGCGATTCTGTTTGAATTTGTAATCCTTAATCACGGTCCCAAATGGAGAACCACCCTGCAATATCAATTCCTGTCCTGTTTCGTCCACTACGGATATGTTGTCCCACACCTGTTCTTCATTGGGGATAACAAGCCCTTTGACTCGTTCCGTGCTGACTGGACGCACTACACGATATGGTCGAGTTACATATCCCTGCGATCCTCGCGTTTGCACTGTTGATGCTGTAATTGTAGTCGCTTCGCTTTTGAGTCCATTTTTCACAACGGCTTTATTCGACACCAAATTAGAATTGGTAAGATTGCTGATTTGAGCGTGTTGATCACTGTATCCATTCTCATACTTTCCAAAGTCGGCATTCATCTTCTGTCCGTTCTCAAGAGTAACCTGCCATTTGTTTGGCTTCTCTCCTTTGTATAGCATCTGTCCGTTCTCAAGAGCAACAGCGATATTCCCTGTCAATGTGACTTGAGCGCAAGACCGATAGAAAGCCAAACCAGTGGTAATTTCTTTTGTGAATGCCGACAATGTTCCGTATGAGTAGTAATTGCTGCCCACTGTTTTGGTGCTATCAACGCCCGTTACTACATGGCCGGAAGCAAGAATCGTCGCATATTTCACACCGTTGCTATCCAATATGTGACCGGGATTGCCTTCGGCACTATTGTGATAGGTTGATAGTGACGTGCCACTTCCTGCTGCTTCATTGATATTGACCCCAATGTTACTGGTGGCTTTGAATATGACTGGGCGTGCGCCGTTCTCATCGTCAAAATCACTTTGTAGGTAATTGGTGCCGGTTGCTGTGGTGTAATTGATTGGTTCGTAGTAAATGGCGTCCCCATTGAGGACTGGTTGTTGGGTAGTGCCACTTTGGGGAATAACGATAGAAAAACCTGCACCAACTGTCCCGGGATCAACCAATCCGATGAGATTAGGCGCAAGGGTTTCACCCCAAATGATGGCCCCTTCCCGCACGTCTTGTGCGATATTGTCTGCCAGTGTTATTTGCCATTCACTGGTGGGAATTGTTTTGAATTCTTCTCTATCACCAATCGCATTCGCGATCCCCCCTCGGAGAGCAGACTTGAGAACAATGGTATTTTCATCTTTGATGGATTCTATTTCTCCAATGAAATTTCCTGAAGTCGCCCCATATAATCGCCACCCCACTTTCAAGACGTGCTGTGCATCTGCCGATACTGGATCTCCTGCGACACCTTCCGTCAATGTAATTGTAGTCCCAATCACAGTAATTCCTGCCGTGCCTCCACTGCCACCACTGATAGTGATGCTATCACCATGCGAATATCCCGTTCCGGCGGCGGCGATGGCGACTGTTTGAATGTTGCCACTTGATTCTGTTATAGCCACTGTTAAACCGGAACCAGTGCCACCTGTTGTGGCTACTGTCCCCGCCGAATACCCCGAACCGCCACTCACAAGACCGATAGTGTCTGCGGGGCCACCGGCCACGATGGTGCTACCTGCACCATCAGCATATACGCCCTTTCCTCCTCCTAAATCCGTTTCAGAAATTTCGCTGATGGTTCCAATATACGGCACTTTGTATAGTGAATCACCGTGTAATGCCGTATGGCCGATATTTTCAACAAATGTAATCGTAGTGTTTGCCCCGTCATTATTGATAGATTCAACCACCCCATATTCATTGTTTGATAGATTGTAATAGAGGGTGTCACCCACGCTGATTTTGTGATCGCTTGGCTCTCCACCACCACTTGGTGATCCACCACCAATAGCGACGTTACAGGCTGCACTAACCCGTATTGTTCTTACACTTGTTGCGTATGAACTTCCACCACCACTTGGGTGATTGACAGTAATTCCAGTGTTATGAATGTAAGTCGCACTGCTGCTGTAAGCATGAATTCTTTCACCTTTCGTGAAAAGTAAATTGGGGTCTGAAGTCATCACCCGAAGTGTTTTTTGGGTGTCAGGATGATCTGTGGCCCCGCCTGAAATCGTGGCGGCTTGACAAACACCACCACCTGCCAACACTTTAGGCATAATGCGCGAAAAACCCATTGTGCCGATTGATTGATGGTCTGAATTGAATAATTTGACTGGGTATCCACCATAATTGCGAGCCATGATTCCGTCCCAAGTGAATGTGTTTGCGACAGTATCGCTACCCTCCACTTTGATTACAGATAATGAATTGACTTTGTGATGTGTCAGACTTTCGGTCAAAGAGGATTTGTTGTATATTTGGGAACCATCAACGTAACTGTAAGGGTGGGCCACTTTGAGTCCTGATTTGCGGTTTTTCGGCCCGAGGACGATAAATCCGGTATCGTGCCTGTCCTTGATGGTGGAATCGGTAGTGCCTGTGGAGATTTGACCGACAGATACCCCTTCAGCAGTATAGATGTAGTCGCCTTCTTTGAAATGATCAATGAATTTTGTTGAAGGTGCCAATGCCTTGAAAGAAGCGGTGGAACCTGCGGCCAGTGTAGCATTCGTGCTGACTAAACAGCCCGATTCATACGGCCCCATCTTATCCATTTCAGTGCCGAATTCAGGCTTTTGAATCAATAGGTCATCTTTTTGATGGGCTGTCAGCAAATTGTTCTGTCCGGTCCATTGGAATGGATCGGCTTCCGTTTCACCCATGATGACAGGGCCGTCAAACGGCATATCAGGAGGCGGCAAATCAGGCATAACACAGGAATTCAAAGCCTCCACTGAAAAGCGGCTATATCCATGTGCCGTCACATGAGAAGCGGGCACAGCACCCCGCGATTCAGCATTGACAGCAGGAAGTCCCAAATTACCTCCATCCATCGGTTTGGCTGTCAAGTGCCACACTGGGAGATTCGTGCCCAAACCGTGAACGATAGGGCCACCATTGGCTGTGCCCCAATATCCACCACCTGTGGGGGCATCCATTTCCCATGACACCACTACGGTGTGCTGTTCTGCTGTATCATTTTGAATAGTCCATGCTTGATTTGTAGTCACATCATTGATAGCAACGTCGCTTCGTGCAACATCTGTGATATTGAAATTGATGAAATCTGTGGCCGTTGCGTGCCCACCTTCCGATTTGATTTCCCACCCATCATACGTTAAAGTAAATCCGCCCAAGTCGTTGCCGCCAACATCCACACCACCAACGGCATTACCGACGATTGTTCCTCTCTTCGGTATGTCAGTGGGGATTCTCCGTTTCTTTTCGCCACCAACCAATTTGGCTGTGAATAGGCCGGTTCGGATTGTTTGATTGGTCGCCAAATCATTGGCAATTGGTTCGTGGAATGTAATTGTCCGAGTAGCGGAGTCAATTTCCAAGATTTTACCGAGATATTTACCCGCATTGAATCCAAAACCACTTCCCGGTGTCCCATCTTCAGCCGCATAAACCTTTGAATTCGGAGGCAGATTCGTCCATGAAATGGTTCCCGCTGTGGCGTTAAGCACGATGGATCGGGTGCTTCCCTTCAGATAATCGGTGCTTGATTTGTGAACACCGCCTGAATATGTGCCCGTTTTGAATGACAAAATGTTGCTGTTTTGACAGGCATAGGTCGCTTCACCGCTCATTTTCACATATCGCGCTCGCAAATAGCGATAACGTGAATGCTTACCATTCTGTTCATGGCGACTGGAATTGATAACTGCTGCAATATAGCGACAGGCTTCTTCAGTGCCCAAATCAAAGGTTTTGGCCGGTATATTCACAGAAGCCGAAGAATGCGTTCTTGAATTGTCATGGGCTTCCCTTGCTCGCTTCAAATCCACTATGACCTTGTTCCAACCCTGAAGGTTATATTCTCCACTTGTTGCATTCATTATGCTGCTTGTGGTATCATTCGCAAGATTGGTTCGGATTGTGACGTGCATTCCCTGTGATGCTGCTTGCCATGTAAAATCGGTGCTTGTTGCATCATCATACGCGGTATCAGGATAGGTGAAATAGAGGCTGAAATAACCACTTGCGGGCCGCGCATCATCTGAAGTCATAGTCAGAAGAGTAGCAGGATACTGCTTCTTCACGAAGGACTTGACTTCGGCCATGTTAATTCCACACCGACCTCGCGTTGTAAAGCGTTGTGATTTCACTTGCCGAAAGCACCTTATTCCACAGGGCTACTTCGCTCAATCGGCCCTTGAAATAAATTGGATTGGAATTGGTGACTGTGAGATCATACGGCTCCCCGTAGTAGTAAGACCCCGTGAGATCGTATGCCTCATGTGAACATAGACTGATACCGATAGCCGCCATATTTGCCGCACGACCATAGAGGCCAGTCGCAAGAGCAGACACCTTCTTCAAATTGTTAGTGTTCGGTGCTTCGGCCAAAATCCCTTCCTTGAATCCAATCGTTGTAGCATTGAGGGAATCAACAATGCCGAGGAATACCCCTGCATTTGTAAATACCTCATCTCCAATCGAAAAGTGAGTCAAGGCACTTGCACCACCAACGGTAATTGTGGTCCCACCCACCGCAACGGTTCCACTGACAACAACGCCGGACACTGCAAGTGTGCCCACACCGATCCCTGCGGTCAAATGGGGTTGTCCTGAATTTGAACCGGCGTTATAGCCCGCATCCCCTGTGACCACATGATCAGTGTCGGTTGATGTGTTGGTTGTTGCTTTTACTGCCCCATTGACGTAAATGAGAGGAATACCTGTGCTTCCGTCACTTGTCACAACAACGTGATACCAAGCATCTTTAGCACCTGTCAGGGACACATTGGTGGTGGTGGCGAGATTTGTTCCGGCTGCTGCACTTGCATTCGCAATAATTTTGTAATCCCAATGACTTGTTGTGGAATGTTGTTTGCTGATAATTGACACGCCCCATTGTTTGCCGTTTGCGTCTATGCCTTGAAGAACGGGTCCATTCCCATGAGCCGCACTTGACCAAGTGCCCGTATTGCCGGGATGAACAAAGAATGAAATTGACCACGGGGTAGTCACCATATTCGCAGGGATGGGAACGCGGGGAAGAACCTGATTGGTTCCGTTAATCTCAATCTTGTGTAGTGATATGGCGGTATGTGCATTCCCACTTGGTGTAGCGTGCGCTCCCTGCAATAATGCCCCGCTTGCATCACCATCAACGGTCACGGCAGAAGCAGCCACAGCCGCTAACGCCGACGACCAATTACCGAATGCCTTCAATTTCGTTCCATATAGATCTTCTGCATCAATTTCTGTTCCTGTTGTCAGGCCGTGATTTGTGGAACCCAATGATGCGTGATTCATCCTCACATAGAACAGACAATCATGCGTCATCAAATGGGCACTGGCCGCAGCCACGCCTGTTGAAGTGACCGTTTGTGCATGATGAATGCCGCGATAGGTATTCTCCTTGACAGTATCACTGTTGCGAATTTCGGTGAAATCTAACACTGCGGCTGATGTTTGGACTTCTTGCAGATTTTGGAATCCTGAATACCCAGTCGGCCCTTTGGCGTAATGGTGGGTGTAAAAATCGCTGTAATCATTGGCGGTTCCATCGCTTACGTCGAACGTCACACCAGTGTGACCACCACCAAAGAATAGAATTCCGTGAGCGTCAATCAATGGTGAAATCACTTTGATTGGCACTTCTTTGAAATTCCCGTCACTATCATAGAACAAGTCCTTCCACTTCTTGCCCAATGAGCGATCCAATGGATACACATTCCACAGCCCCGCACAAGCACCTGTTCCCGATGCCCTGCTGATGGTGCCACCAATACCGGCTGCGTTGTGAGTAAATGTGCCTAAATGCTTGTCATCGACCAAAATAAGTCCTTCATTCCCCCATGTAGTGGCTTTTGAAATGCGTCTTAGAGCGTCCAGTGCTTTTCGCTCAACCCACAATATGGATTGGGTATCAGGGTCGTAGGGGGGTAAATCACTATTGCTTGTGTCCTTTGGATTTCGCACCGTTTTGAATTCAAATTCCTGACCAATGCCGTTGTAGGTTCGCAAATTTCCGTCCAAGTCCTCGACAGCACCATGCACGCCTCCCTGAAATGTAGTGATAGGGACGTGTGTTTCACCATCCATCCCCAACGGAAGAGGGGCAGGGAATGACCCTGCTTGATACGATCTGCTGTTTGTCGCAACCAACCCACCATGACCAACAGCCTGAATGGGCCGATATGGATATGGGCCGTAATTATTCAACCACACGGCAAAATTGCGTCCAGTAGCACCGGGAATAGTGCTGTGAATGACAATTGACCTTCCTTGTTCACCATCACGACTTTCCACATCGCCTCCGAGGAAAGCACGAATATACCCCATGTGACTTCCAGTATCGTCAGAAGTTACAGTGTAGGTTCCTTCTGCCGCTGTGAAAAGAGTCGGTGGGTCAAAGGCACTTCCGCCATTTTCATTCTTTGCCAATGGGTGCCCTGCTTGGTTAATTTGGCGGATTAACTCATCCACCGCATCATCAAATTTAGTCACTGTGCCCTTGCTACTCACTTCACCCAATTTGATACGCATTGGTCGCACATAATCCAATGTGTTATCACTACGCTTGCCCTTGAGAGCAAGATAGCCGCTTCGACATTCGATTGGAGGGACGAGGGGAATGTCGTCATTCCCATAGAGATAATTGCCGGGGTCAAAGGAGAATCCTTCCATTGTTGGTCCGTCATTGATGAGAATTGCTTCATTGTCGTCTGGATCGATGCAAATTCTTGTAGTGCCACTTCCGTGTCGAAGTCCCAAAGCCCGCTCCATCGGCAGCACAAAATTCTGTGCAAGAGTCGCGTTAGACGTTGATGCGCCCACCGTTATTCCGGTCAAATCACTGACACCCACTTGCCCTTCACCGGCTTCATCTGTTAGCCAACAGCCCATCACAACGGGGAGGCCAGTAATCATTTTTCGTTCAATTCCACCACCGCCTGTGGGTCCGGCAGCATTGTTGTCAAAATCGTGAAATCGGTTCCAATAGAGGCGGTGTGAATCGCCGTTGATTTCCATTTTCCAAATATGCAATCGAAGCCCCCTTTCACTTAGAATGCCTTCTCCGACAGTCACAACAAATCCGTTGCCATCGGGGTCATCGCCCACGGCGTCAAGAGTCCAAATTTGATTATTCGCAGGTTGGAGATGACCATTCGTAGGGGCAGCGATGCCGTGAAGTCCACCTTCTCGGACAAAAGGCAGCACACTATCCACTTCAAAATAAGACGAAGCCGGATGAGTCCCATAGTATGCCAAATCCACACTTTCCCCATGAGCAGAATTGTATTCAGACCTGCGAATGTAAGTGGCTGCACTTTCACGCATACAACGCACCCATACGTTACCGACCACTTTTGCCTGATCGTGAACTTTCAATGCTGACACCATATTTTTCATGCCCCAATCAATGGCCCATCTGCTCTCATGCTGTTGCATTTGAGGGCGATTTGCCGCTGTCATACTACAATCGAGAATCAATTCCATTGATTGGTCATCGGGAAGAGGGGTTCGCTTGTTTTCGCTACTACTCAACCGTTTTTCAGTATCATAGAACATGGAGGGGAATAAGGGCAATTCCACCAATGCGCGGGTTGATGCGTAGTATGTGGACGTTTGACGGTCATTTCGCACCGATGGATTACCCGCGCCAACGATGCGGTCTTTCCAAACAGGCAGGAATGAATGTTCGGTGCGATCCGGCTTGATGTCAATTGCACCTTGACCGACACCACCCATCATCAGACTCACAGAAGGAGAACCCAAGTCACCAATCTCCTTGACTGGGTATCCTTCAGTCAAATTGAAGTCCCTTTCAGCGACTCTATCTGAAATATCCATCAATTGAGAGCGGCCTCGCACCAAAACACCACTTCCACCACTTTCAGCATCAGAATTAGGTGCGATTTCCTCCACTCGACCCCGCATAAGCATCAATTCAATAGAACATGAATGATAATCGCTCTTGGAATTGTGTGTTGTGTAAAGGGTGCCCAATGTATTGCTTCTATGGCGATTTTTTGGGTGAATAAGCAGTAAATGACGGTCTGCCTCCACGATATTGTCGATAATGTCGAATTGTTCCAAACAGACTGGTTGCTGACTGGAAGTGCCGCTTGTCAATGCGGTTTGCTTGCCATTTACTCTAACAGACAGGGTGTGATAAGCCGAATCGCTCTTAGACACAGGAGATCGGGTGTTTGCTTGCGCCATCGGCACCCCAATTCCTGAATTTGTTCCTTTTTCTAAGCCCGCAAGTGACCTTTGGGCGACAGTATGGGCACAATTTTCCAAATTGATGAATGGAGAATTGGTTATGCCTCCACTTGGGTTCATTTGGAGGCTGTTTGAACGCACTTGGCCCTCTAAGTCCTTCGTTGGAATAGAAATCAGGCCACCGGGGGCATGAATTGTGAGCGGGGTCCATGTGTTATTGGCATTGGCCGTAGTGTAAGGCAATCTCAACCAATCGAATAAGGGCCGATAATTCGGAGAAGCACCGGAATTGTCAATATACACCGTATTCGCATCGGGCACTGTGCGTTTTACCACCAACCATCCACGTTTAGCAGCATTATTGATGCCTTGTAAGTCATTTGCAGCCCATGAATGAGAGGCAATCGCAGATGCAAAGGAACTTCCTTTCCATGAAGCCACCACTTCTCCGCTCAAATCCACAGCATCATAATAGATCAAGATTTTGGGTGGGCCACCCGATGAAATGAGATCGGCGGGTGAATCAATCACTGCGACTCTTGGTTCTTGTTCAGGGGTCAAGTGTCGAATGTAATTTTCATTCGTCGGTTTGCTCAAATCGGTGAAATCAAACAATGCGTCATGTTCGGTATCCAAATCCTTGAGAGCGAATGGTCGAATATCTTCAACAGCAATAGCCACAATGGTGTTTGCACTTGAACTGGTGACGTTGGTTGAACCATCATAGTATGACAGGCCACCTTGTTGCACAATTGCACTGGTTTTCGCACTGCCTGATGTCGCAGTGAATGTCCCAATGGCTGATTTCGTCTGCGTTGAAAGGATTTCACCTTGATATACAGTGCGTGTGACATTCACCTTGTCATTCATTGACACCATAGACGCAACCGAAGGATCTTCATAGCCGGATTCAAAACGATCTGCCAAGCCTTGAACGGTTCGATTGACCGTTTCGCTTTTTGGGTCAGGCATTCGCTTCAAATAGAAATGGCCCTCAACGCGATTGTAAGATGTAATGCCGCACATACCGGGAAAATCGCTTGAGATTTCACCCAATGTATTGGTTGTGGGCGAATATCCTTCTGTTGGTTCTGTCGGCATAATCACACCCCGTATCGGTCCTCAAACCATTGTTGAACATCAGAATGCTCCGCACTCGATAGGAATTTCGGATAAGCCACCACTTCATGGATAATGAATCCGGGTGGTGCGATATTGGAATAAATGTTAGCGGCTCCGGCGGCAGTTAATTTACCCAAAATTTCCAAACCACCCGTTTGAGCAGTAGCAGTGTCAAACACTACGGGATTTGTAGTGGCGTAGGCGTGGCCTCCTGCTAATTCAGTGTTATTCGTGCCACCTTCATTCCTCCATCCCCAGTAAATTTTGCTTGCCGATTCATCTATCCTTGCGCTGACAAGGCAAGGTGTTCCTGCGGTGGGGCGATAACCACTTCCGGGGGATGTCGTAGTCCCTGCTGCGGCAAGAACTGGACTTCCGCTGCCGTTATCCAATTGCAGATCGAATCCATCATTAACCACATTCCCAACCAGTGTAATGGCTCGACTGGCAACATAGGTGGGTGTGATTACAAAATACCATGACCAATCACCGTCCGTCATACTTGGCCCACCACCATAAAGTGTGGAAAGATGTTCTGTTCCAAATGCCCTTTGCCCTGTGGTCCCACTGACTTCAGGCTGACGAATTCCACCTTGACCGGACACCCAACCTGCACCATCATAATACACAAGGGGATGTAATGGACTCCGAGGGACGATTTCCGATCCTGCAAGTGTAGGCATACCGACAGGAAAAACTTCTGTTGTAGTGCCACTATGAACCAATTCAGAAGGACTGGCGACAACCAAACCCGCTCGATTATTTGCATTACCGCAATTCTGCTTCCAACGCCAACCGCCCCATCCATAGAAATGGTAATTGTTCGGGCTGATGGGTGCTTTATTCCTCCACCAATGCACGAATTGGTCGTTGCTAACAACACTTGCACCGTTGTATGCCTTGACTGTTGTTTTGTCATTAGCGTCAAGCCAAAGCATAACATCCGTAGCCATAGGGGGCTGATAATCTGCTGCCGAACCCATAACACCGGCAACTTGATTTTGCATATCGGCATTGTAGCGAGAATGGGTGGAAATGAAATAAGCATCATTTTGGCTTGGGCTACTATCTGAAAATCGTTGATTTTGAGTAAATCTTGCTCTCGTCATTTGACCCGTGATACGATTTCCAATGGGTGCTTCAAAACCGGGGTCAATGACCAAATCGCCATTTCCGAGGGTGAACCAAACTGGTGTGTTGTCAGGGTGGTCGAATAGAAATCCCTGTGTATATGGATTGACATTTGCAGATGAAAGAATGCTACTTTGCACGACTACACATGGGGGACGAGCAGGACTACTTGCATTCCCTTCAAAATCAATGGCGACAATTCGCATCCGTTCAATTGGATTCACCATTGGGTCAAGATCTATGCCACCTTCCGGTGATGAATCGTGATAGCCAAATGTGGATACACTGCCACCAGTCATTGGATCGGTGCCTGAAGCATTGACAATGGCATTCAGATTTGATACCGGAATTCCGTCTGAATGGTAATTGGCCCCAGTGATTTGTGACGAAACGTCCAAGATACCACTACCCCACCACGATTGGAGAGGCAATTCTTCCACTGGTATTGACAGCATATAGGATGCAAGCAATTCCAACGCAGTGGGCCGTTCTGTTAAGCCCGCAACCACACTATCAGGGAAGTCACGGATGCGGAAATAGCCGTAATCATAGCCCGATGCAAGAGTAAGTGGGTGGCCTGATGCGGGACTTACGGCCCCACCGGGGGCCACATTTGTGAAATCATAACCAACACACACCATCGGTTGGGGCATAAGTCCCTCATTCTCCGATCCCACCCCATCTTTACCTTGATGGGGATGTGCCGGATTTCGGTTGTTGAAAAAATGGAGATTGGGTATGTCATCTTCGTCCTCAAACGTCCAAAGGCCGACAGTATCAGGTAACAATGTAAGCGGTTGCATCTTTGGCTCTATGACCCCACGACTGACACGAACACTTTCAATTACACCACGATATTCACCGCCCCGACCTCCGATAAACAAATCGGAAGATGATGATTTTATGATTCGTTCTTCGCCCCCGAAATCCATATCCGCCACTAAATCGGTATTGATGTAAATTCTCATCCGTGTGCCTGTAAATTGAGCATTGACGTATAGCAATTCACGGGAAGGTAAATCCAAATCGTGTGGCTTGCTTTCACCGCCGCTGTATGTATCCCAATTGTCACTATTCAAAGGGAAATTGATAGCAGAACTGACTCTTTCCCCAATGACTTTACCGGCAGAATTGCGAGTATGCAATTCAAACACAGCAGGTGCCGCACTGAATGGCTCTCCAACCTTTAGGGTGTAACCCCCTTCTTTGTGCAGAATAACCCCGCCCCGATCAGGAATAACAAACGCTTCAAGTGTGAATGAACCAATCAAATTGTTGAGATTGTTGCCTTCGTTGGGATGGTGTCGTTGCCCCACCTTTGGATCGTCGCTTTCATACGACGATACCTTGTTTGTGCCGCCGGTCTTTTCAGTGTGAGCAGCATTGAATAAATCGACACCACTTTCACGATATGCCCCAGTGGGCACAATCATACCGTCCGTGTAGCCGTTCAATCGAACTGCCTTTGAATTGAGAATATGAATCGGCACAATATCAAATCCCAAGTAACTGTTCGCAACAGGCAAAGCCCAATGAAAACGTCCACACGGAATCTCCCGCTTCATAACTCGGTTCAAAGGTTTGAACGACGCCCGCCAACGCTACACCTTGCCTAAAAAATGGATTCGGCCTCTCCCCCTCCTCCATTGGGTCAAATGCCTTCAAATTCTTTTCCGATGAATAATCAACACCCGGACCTGAAGGCAATACGAATTGCCGAATCACTTCACTATCTGCACCTGAAGCCGTAATCATTGAGTCGTATGGAATGCGTAATCCGACAATGTATTTTTTGACGGAATCAGATTCTTCAATCATCAATAATTTCGCAATATCGAAATTCGACAATGAATCAGGCATTTCAATAAGATCGCCCGTGAATGCTTGGGGTGAAAGCATACCTCCACCCGCTGAAGCATTCACAGTCATATTGATGAGATCTTGAATCTTGTCACCTTTGCTCTTTTTGCTTCCACTGACGCCCCCAGTGAAATTGGTCACATGAAATGTAGCGGCCCAATCTTGAGATGAGGATACCGCCAAATCACCCTGTGTTGTCACCACACCATTTCCGTCAGCACTGGACGTTTTGTTTGTGAGGGTGATTTTTTCGTTACTCAATGTTCCCACTGCTTGATGGGCACCACTATTGGTTTTGACACCTGCCCCCTGCGTGATGGTGTATATGGCCGAAATCGCCGTTGTTACTGTCGCTATTTTGACTGATGCAGCCGCAAGAGCAGTATTCATCGCGGTCGCTATGTCACCCGTATGGTTGATGGTTCCTGATATATTCACAGGGATCATGCTGTTTGTCAAAACGGTGGCAGCAGGAACGCTACTGGAATAGAACCTCAATGTGATGTCCTCCCCTGCACCTGCGGCCACTTGACCTGCCGATCTAAACGTGATTTCCTTACCGTGTAATGCGGCTACAATAGAAGCAATTGTCGTGTTGCCTTCCGCTTGTTGTTGCTTGAACCATGAATCAAACAAACCAGTGGGGCGTGATAGGTCAAATGATGCAGCAGCAGCGGCAGAACCGCTCGTATTTTCATCATCAACAATCACCCCATTGATAGCGACACTTAACAGGTTGTTATTCAAATCCAGTCCCATGCGAACGCCCACGATAGGGGGTGCCCATATCGCAACACCACGTTGAACTGAAAAGCCAACAGATGTAGCATTCAATTCAATAATTTCACCATCACGGCGAATCAATTGCACTTTCGGCATACCTCACATCCCCCGACTGATGCCGCTACCCCGCGACCTGTTTTTGAATACGCGCCCCACTTCCTCACCAACCATGCGAGCAATCTTCCGAGGATCGCCACTGGCCCCACTGACATTGATATTCACTGTGGTGTTACCACCACCAGTCAAACCACCCTTTATGGTCACTGGAATGGTGCGACCATCAGGAAGAGGCACAACGGCTTCCGTGCCGTGTAAAGTGGCCGGATAACCACTCTTGGGTCCACTGGCTATGCCGCCTTTTGCTAATTTCATGCCTTCAATATCAATTGTAGGCAAATTGGGAACAAGGGGAATCTTGTTGAATGTCCTGATACCGGCGTTAATCAATTTGAATACGGGCGAAATGAAGTCAATTATCGAATTGACAAACGACTTGAAGAAGCCCTTCACCCCATTGAACACATCTTTGAAAATGTCACCGATACTTGAGATGTGTTCCCCCACTGCATCAAAGTCGCCCCGCAATAGGGCCATGAATGCACGGAAAATTGCCATTAGCGTTCGCACAACACCCATTACGATTGTTACGACCATACCAATTGCTGCGATAACTGCTTTGTAGTAGGGGGCGATGTATGGATATATGAAGCCAACTATTTTGATAACGAGAGAGATGATGAAAGCGGCAATAACAACGAGAGTAGCAACGACTTCCCAAACAACACCAATCAATTCAAAGACGAATGACAAAATACCTGAAGTATTCAAAAAGTCCACAAATCCAACGACAATATCAATCAACCATTGAACGAAGTCACCAATACCTGTATCACCCAATGCCCATGAGAACAGATCGAACACCGTTTGCAGTGTGTCCCACACTAACATGACATTATCAATGAGCATTTGCACGAATCCGGCTTCAATGAGAGTATCAACGATGAAGAAGATGGCGTCCCAAACCATAGTGTGAATTTCCATAAACACAGTGAAAACGGTTGTCAATCCCTCAATCAATCCTTCAAAGAAGGAGCCACCGTCTATTTCGGGAAGTGTAACATTGGCTTTGATTGCTTCCCATGTTCCCAAAAACCGCTCTTTCCAAACGTCGAGATAGTCACTGATGGTTTCCATTGAAAGGCCCAAACCACCGATGGTTTCCTTCACTTTGGCGATCCCTTCTTTCAACAATGCAAATGCAGCACCAACAATGGGTAAATTTTCAACCCATTTGAGTAACGTGCCCCCGCCTTGATCGAATACGGCAGCGAATAGCAGCATGGCCCCCATGACGCCGAAAATCAACCCCATAAGCGGCATCATAGCCAGTAACATTCCTTTGAATGAAGCAACAACGGTGCCCAAAACCAATGAAAACGGCTTCCATGCCTTTTTTGTTGCTTTTGTAGTCGCTTTTCCGGTCCCTGTGATTGCACCTTTGACGCTCGACATCGCCATTTTCATTTTCATGTGAGCGGTGTATAGGGGACCAAGTGTTTTCATCAAAATACGGTGTTTATCCGGCAATATAGCGATGGCATCTTTGTATTGGTTAATCGTCGCAACCTGATCCCACAATCGTTGAGGAACGCCACCCGCTTCAGCCATCGTCTTTCAACCTCGCATTCATCCTGTCGAAAAAGTCCTTATCACTTGTGGTCCGAACAGGACGCCCTTTTGACTCTCCGATGGACTGCTCACGCTTAACCTTCTCCATTTCCTCGCCCTCAATCTCCTTGAATGCAGCCATAATGAAGTAGTCCAAATAGACTCTTTCGGGCGGTAAATGGTCCCATGAATGGGGTGGGCAATTGAAGTGCTTTCCAAGAAAATGTGTAGGGAGGGTGAAGGCCAATATCGGCAATTGATATTCACTAATGGGTAAATCTCCCTCTCCGTTCCAGTGCATAAATGCCCTGACATCATCGAGGGTTATGCCAAAGGGCCGGTCATGCCGCCTGACAGACCTTCCATCAAAGATTCAAAGGAGGGCAATAATTTCTGAATTTGCTCTCCGACTTCGGGCTTCAAATTAAGCAATTGACCCGTAGTGAGATTTGGGTCGGTCTTTGTGATACAGGTTCGGAACAAGTATTCCCAATAGCCGCCAAAGTCCACCTGTGGACTCATATTGCCGTCAGAATCAGTGCCCACTGCCACAAACTTTGTAATTGCATTTTGCCGTGCAATCCACGACAATGGTTTAATCCACACGATCAACTCACCGTGTGGTGTTTCCACCGCATGGCGTTCTGCCTCTTCTGTTACTACTAAATCACTCGCCTTCGCTCTCTCCGCCATCATCTTCACCTTCGGTTGTGGTGTCGGCTTCATCGTCCTCTTGCAGTCGTGCAATCAGATCAGCCTTTGTGCCGCTGCTTGAAAGGCCACGCTGACTGCACAAGACCTGTAATTCGGTCTTGTTCATATCATCGTAACTCGTTTCCTCGCTTGGGCTTTCCGCAGGTGTCGATCTCGGTGACGGCATAGGAGGCGAAAGCAGGTGTGCATCATCGTGGACTTGAATGTCTGTTGAAGATAGTCCCGGCCCTTCCACAATTCCTGTGGAAGTCACGGTCCAACTCAACGGCATTCTTCGTCCGGCGACGGTCACATATCCTGTTAGCCTTACCATTGTTCTCACCCCTGTTATCTGTCCTATTTGATTATTGCGCTATCAAAGCGTGAAATACGGATTGGTTTCGGTCACTTTCATGTGCCGGACCTTGAATTCGACATTGGCTGTTACTGGGCCTTTGTCATCAGGCAGTGGATGTTCTGCCTTCGATACGGTGTAATCTTCAATGGTGATTACACCATTTTGACGGGTTGCTGCCGAACCGGGCTTAGTGAGAGTCAATGTAATGTCATTCGTATTGGTGTGATGGGTGCGCTTTCGCACTTCATCGAACCAACGACTGTCCTCCGCCAATGCACTGAATTTGAATGTATATTCGCGGGCCGCTTCAGTGATTTCCGAGGAATACTGTGTAGCGGATTCTTGAACCTGATCAGCAGCCGCATACGCCCCATCAGTGCCCCGAATATACCACCGAGCAGTATTTCCATTGGCAATTGATAATTCGGCGTTTAGGGCACGCAATACGACAGCACCAAAGGCACTGAACATAACGTGTTGGAATAGGTATGGCTTCTCACCATTGACAGCGATCCCTGATACTCGACGGTTCACCCGTGTGTTAGCCGTATTCTCAAACATTCGATGTGGTGTCGTGAAGAGATTTGCAGTATCGGTGAACATTCGACCTGCTTCATAGTCGCCGCTGATTTTGACCTCCCCTTCACTGTCTGCGGTGCAAGTCAAAGCATTGACTTTACAACCACTGAATACCCTCAACATTTGTTCTTCGCCGGGTGTCACATCGGTTTGACGGTGTGATGTTTCAATGCTGAATGTGGGCAGGTATGAATATCCAAAGAAATTGTGAACCACACCATACTTCAATTCGCTTGTCGTATCAACAATGGCAGGGCTTCCCCTTTTCCATGCGTGGCTGTTTGTGCTGTCCCATGTGTATTTCATCCTCTCAATACCCATAGAAGCGGCTGTGTGGCTGAACAGGAATGGTTCTTCAACATAGAGATAGCCCGCATCCCCTCCACTGGCTGTTCCAATGGCGATAACTCGGCGGATTTCGTGCTTGTTGAGAGTAGGCAATTCTGCATCTGCGCCGGGGATTTGAACGGTGTCCTTGTCAAAAATCTGAAGATAATCGCCAACGGAGAATTTGGCCGCAAGTGTGGCCCCAATACTGATTCGCAGATCGCCCGCTGTGATAGAGGCGGCAGGTTGAGCGAGAAGATAAATTGGGACATTGACAATTTGCGCCCTTGCTACTGCCCCGGCATCAATATCAATGCAACCAGTAAGTGTGGTTGATGCGCCACCACCTGCGCCATAATATCCAAGCAACACATCGTTTCCATCGGCTGAAAGCACCTTGAATAGACCCGCTGTGGGTGCTGATTCGTGGCTTACACTGGCGTTATTGGTTAAAGTCAATTCATCTCCTGAATCGGCCACAGAAAGCGCACCGACAAACACATCCAACCCGGTGTATGTGTTCGATATACCCGTAAGGCCCGCTGCACCAGTCGTTGCTGTAATGCTTGTATCTATTCCGGTTGCACCGACTTCATGCGCCGCATAAGCGGCTGTTGCCGAATCTTTGAGATTGAGGGGCAGGTCATCCAATACGGTGTCTGTGCCTGTCACATTGGTGAATTCGCCCTTACTACGAGCCGTGTGCCCTCCGAGGGCATACTTGAACATCCTCAATGAATGGGCCATCGTATCATACGCGCCTCCTGCAAGTGTTTCCTTGCCGCTCGTCATTACATTGACATCACGGCCCATACCGACGACGTGCTGTGTTTTCACGTCGATTTCAGGTTCGGGTAGTGCAAATGAATTGAGCAGACCCAAGAATTGGTCGGCTTTGATGCGTTGATCGGTTGCTGTCATCGCAGCCTCCATCGTTGGAACTCGGAGGGTATTGATGATGAAATAATCACCAGTGTGGGCAACTATGGCCCCTGTTGTAGCCAAACGCGGTTGGATCGTAAGGGTGCTGCCGCTATTGGCTGAAATGTAGTAGGTGCGCTTGGTGCTTGGGTAATCGTCAGCGGTGTAGCGATTGCTGCCTCCCGACGAATAAATGCGTAATGTTGCACCAACAAGCATTCCATCCGGCACTTCTGCCTTTTGTGGTGAACCACTGACCCAATACATCCCTGCACCAAGATTGATGGTTGATGAATTGGCTGTGGAGCCGTCAGCAGTGTTCCATCCGGCAGTCGCGCCTGTGCCCGATGTGACGTTGGTTCCCTGTCCGAAAAGTCCGGTTTCCTTTGCGAGAGATACCTCCGACAAATCTCCTTTGTATAGCAAATTTACAGCCATTTTTATTCCTCATATTGTTGGTAGTGGTTGTGCGAATGTCACTATTTCGACTTGCATTGTGTAGCGAAAGAGCCTCTTACTGCGATCTGACAGGTCGGTCCTTGTCTTGAAGATTGCCCTATCAAAGTTAATTCCATCCCCTTTTCTATACTTGTGAAGGATGCGCCGCACTTCGTCCCTCAAGTCACCGAGTCTGCTTCTGCTTTTCATGGTTCTTACGTCGATTGTCAAATTCACATGGATATTGACGAAATCGAACAGCAATTCAGGTTGCGCTTCGTTATGCGCCGTTTCAAAAATTCGTATCACGTCATGGTCTTGTAATCGTGTTCGCTTTCCTTCCCCGCGATCAAGAGTAGCAATATCCAAAATGGAAGGTTTAGGTGACACATTCCATTCAGAATCCAATAGTGATTCAATTGTAGCGATAGCATCGGCCATTAGGACACCTCCTTCCATTTTGTCAAAGCAGCGTCAGCATCCAATTTGAATGGGCTTGCCGCCCTGTGTGATTCCATGATGCTTGCCAATTCTGCTTCATCTATGTCCTCTCCGTATTCATCTTTGTGAGTAAGTCGCTCATAAATCTCCAATTTTTCCAAATGGGAAGGTTCTGTTTGCGCTCGCTTTGTCAAGGCATTCACCAATTCATCAGTGGCTTTATTGATTTTAACCCAATCCACATCAACCACCCATACCCGCTACAATAATAGATTCTTGGAATGGGACCAACAATTTCTGCACTTCCGCTTCCAATTTCTGATGCTTCGTATTCAAGTCCACGTTTTGTGACCCTTCAGGGAATAACACGCTGTAATCATCCGACATTAGAATATCCATAACCACCAATTTGACGCACGCCTCATGGATCGACTTCTCGACGTATCTTTCACCATAGATGTATGACATTCTCATTGAATGGTTTTCATAGAATGGATATTCATTATTGAATAGAACCATGCCGTTCTCCTCAATAGACCACCATGACTTCTGCCGTTCTTCATCGACAATATCACATTTGAATCGAACCTGCAATACGGTGTCATCTGCTTCCACATGGTTATCAAAATTATGGAGAAGATCAGCCACAACGGTAAATGTGTTCCCACTACGGGTGCATAATGCAATTCGATTGGTGGTCCCATCAGATAAATAGACCAAACCATGCCCTGTGGTGAATGACGAACCATCATTCACTATGAATGACGTTGCCGGTGAGCCGGTGACTGAAGCGACGGTTGCACTGGCTTCAGTCATCAGCCGTGTATCCAACGTAATACCAGTATTATGCGTCACTGCAATAGTGGCGTTGGAACCACCTTCCGTGCTACGCATAGATGAAATCTCGACTACACCGTCGCCCGCATCACTGTTAGCAAGAGCCAAAAATTCGTGAGATACATTGAGAGCGGCAGCAGAACTGCTTGGTGTTTCAACCGTCAATGAACCGATCTGAATGGCGTCTTTGTTGTATTCGGGGTCTTGATTGATGAGAGAAGCAAGATTGGTGGCTGTTGATTTGTGGTCAAAATCGGCCCTCCAATTGGTGGCCGCTGCACCGACAGTCAAAGTGGCTGTCCCATTTGCACCGGGACATAGCACTACGGATTCACCGGATAGAAGCGTATGATCAGCAATTTTCAGTGCTACACGGGACGCGGCCATTTCACGGTAATAGTCACCTTGCCATGCCCCCATCTTGAGAATCTGTTGTATGGCCCCGTGCCTGACGAATACGGCCCCCACATAGTCGGTGTAGTATCGGCGTCGGAATGGCTTGAAAGTAGTGAAATTCAGGTATTCCTCGGCCACTAATCGGGGTCGCCATGCGTGACGGGTCACTTTGTCGATGTAATCCTGTCTGTTTCGTATCAACTTCTCCACGAAGGACTTCTTCAAACCGCGCTCGTTGCTGTTGGTGATGGCTGACAACATTTGCACTTTCGCACTTTTGGCCGTTGTATATGCTTCTGAACCCACTTTGGCGGCAATCAAATAGACTTGCCCATCAGAACCAACAGAAGCCGATGAAGTGATTGTGTAGGTCTTGCCTATTGCATCATCATCGTCATAGACAAGAATGCTGTCAGTCGCCTGAAAACCCCACCTGCGATAATCGGCACCACTGATTGGGAATTTAATGTCTGAACCAACGATGGTGCTATTGGCTGCTAACGACACTGGATCGGGCAAAGGCAATTGCAGATAGTCGGATACATCAGCCACCGTGCAATAAACTAAATCATCAGGGTATAGGGGTGCTTCGGGGCGGTGTCCGGGCGAAAATGTTCGCGGCATCAGACGACCCTCCGCCCCACAGAATGACTGCCGAGATTAAAACTCATCGGGGCACCACAGGCACCGCACTTCGGAACCCAACAGAAATGCAGACAACCACACGATAGACAGCGGGTGCCTGAACCGATATTCTGAATATCTTGTCGGTCCCGACGATTGAGGCCAACGCGCTTTTTGGTCGCCCCTTTCATGTTCTCATCGGAGAATGGGCTATCATCCTCACGGACGGTTGCTCGACTACGATTAGCGATTTCAGCCATACGCACTTTGCGTCGGCTTTCAATATCCATCAATTCGGATAAATCAATTGATTCGACTTCCATTCGACCCATTGGTTGTCACCCCGTAAGGCGACACCCTCAAGCCCGCGTCCCTGTCGCCGTGACGTAAATGATGAGGCCGTTCAAATCTGCTGCTGCGTTTGGCAATTCAACCATTGGTGCCTGATCGGTATTTGCTGCAACGGAAGAACCTGAAGTATCAATTGCCGCATGACCGCTCTCAAACACCTTGAGGCGTTTGTTGTCACGGTCATACCAGTAGTGGTAGCCAAGACCCAGTGCTGCGGCCTTGTTGCCGCCTGAAATGTTCACTTGCTCAATGGTCTTAATTCCTGACAAAGTAGGCAGATCGAATGCGTATCCATTCGTTGCTACTGCGCCACCCAGTGGGTATGAATTGTCTAATGTAACCTTCAGTGTCACCGAAAGACGGTTGCCTGTGACGTTCGTTCGACCTTGCTTTGCGATTGTAAGTGCCATGCTGCTCAACCCCTGTGGTGCTGTTGTTATTCATATATGCTTCGCTTCATTCGTAATAGATAACTACGAATAATGACCCTGTGCTTCCATCCCAAGCACCGGCTCCGCTCAATCCTAAACTGACCGATACCTTGCCGCAGACAAGACCAGTCCACGGCGTAGTATCGTCCATCACTGTGGCTGCTCCTGCGCCATTGAGGGTTTGTGGGAGGGCACCGCTGTTCTGCTTTCCGGGCCACACCACTAAATGGTTAGCATCAGCGTGGGTGCCATCGGCAGTGGCCGCACCTTCACTGGTTTGAAATTGATATGGTGCAGGGGAAGCCGCTGTGAAATCCAATGCACTGATTTGTGCATGGTATGAGTAAGGCGTGCCCGCAGCATCGACCAAATCACCATCCAACAATTGAAATGTGCCGTGTGTTTTATTCACGGTTCCTTCACATACGCATCGGGTAGCATCAACAACAATTTTGTGGATTTTACCATTCATTTGAAATTGGGCTATTGCCTGTGGCGCACCGACCAATTCAGGTGCAGTAAATTCATAGACAAGGCGATTGACACGGGTTCTAGATCCGTATCGTCCTTCGCCATCATCAATGCTGTGAGCGTGAATAGGCATTACTCATCACCCGACTCTTCGGGCGGATTCATAATTGCTTCAGCACGGGCTGTTAGAGAAGCCTTTGTTGAAGTGCGTGATGTGCTTTCGCCTCTTGCCTTGAACCATTGAATCATTTGAGCGCGAGTCCAGTTAGGATCGAAATCGTCACTGGATTCTTCTTCAGCGGGTTCCGGTGTAGGTTCTTCAACAACCTCTTCAACAACAGGTTCCGGTTCCGGTGTAGGTTCCGGTGTGGGTTCCTCAAGAACCTCAAGCATCTTGTCAGTGGTTGATGCCTCTAAATCGCTCACTGCCCACTGTGGGAAGCCATCATGCTCAAATTCTGCTGCACAGGCTTCAGGAATGTCAGTGCGGCTCATGCCGCGTGCAAACCCATACTTTGTGCCTTCGTATGAAAACTCAACGTATGGCCTGTCGCCAACGTATTTTACAGTCGCCATGTTTTCACGCTCCTATACCGACTCAACGGTAAAGGATCGTGAGTCTGTGTGTGTCGCCCGCTGTGCCGCCCGCTGTTGTGAATTGAACCTCTCCCGATGCGATGGTTGGGATGGTTGGTTCTTCAAAGCCACCGGATAGATTCTGAATGCCGAGGATAGCCAATGCTGTTGTTCCATCAACACCAGTAATCGTGGTGTCCGAGAAGTTCAACTTGGTTAGGGTGCTTGCCGAAGCGCACACCAAATCGACAATCAGTAGGTTGAGGGCACCTTCAGCGGCATTACTGCCGATAGGTGACTGTAACCATGCTGTGCTTGCCGGGTCGCTTCCTGCCCACATTCGGGTATCCAATACTACGCTGCTGCTGCCTTGTGTGATATTTGCTGTTGCCATTTTTCCACTTCCTTTTTCATTTGTTTGTTTTCATCCTCAACTCAAGTCACGAATCTTCCCGCTTGCCTTGAAGAAGGTGCAAATCAGTTCGCCCATCGTATGGAATAGCCCCATTTGACCGAGGCGGTTGATACCGAATGGATCGCCTGTTTCAATACCGGACTCATGGTAAAGGGTTGGCTTTGCTGTGGTGAACCACAGGTAATCGGTGTCGAGGAAGTATAGTCGGCTGCTGCCGCCGGATTCCTTGTGAACGTCTTTGGATGGGATGATAGGCACACCGTTGTAGGTTGCGACCATGAATCCACCGTTTAGACCGGGAACACCTTTCACGCCATTGACGCCGGGGGTGACACGCTTCATCTCAACGAATCGCTGTTGTGGTTGTAGCAACTGCTGAATGGTTTCCAGTGTATCGTAGCCAGTTAGGATGACCTTTGGCTGACCACCTGCTTCCCATACTTGGCGGAACATACCGTCAAGGATGTTGAGAGTCAAGGCACGCTCGGCACCTGTCGCTCCTGCGTCCACCTGTGCATCGAACCATTCTTGGGATGAACCAGTGGTTCGGGTCAGATTGTATAGGTTGTGATCTCCAAGACCGCTCACGTCCGAGAAGGCCGCTGTTTCCACGAAGGACGATGAAGTCACACGGTCAAGCGACTCAAAGTCGTTCCCTGCCGGTGTATCCAAATCCTGAAGAAGCATTTTGTTGATGTGTTCGGTGTGGTGTTTTGCCATCTCCATCTTGATGACAGCCCGAGCATCGCCCAGTCCGTCATCCTTGTCAGCAAGGAACATGGCAGTTTCCGATAGGTCGAAGGTGTGTGCCACAGTCTTTGGTTTGGTGCTAACATGAACGAATTCAGGCTTGCTTGTTTCCGGTAGGGTTGCGTTCTCACCAACACCGCCGCCCTTTGTGAAGGAAGGCTTTGCAGTGGTGACACGCCATCCCGACTTCTCCCACGGCTTCTTGGGAAGAATACTGAATGCGTTAAATTCTTGGTTCAACTGGGACCAAACCTTGCGTCCGAAGATCGCTTGATATGTTCCTGCTGTGCTGCTCATCATTGGTGAGTCTGCTTTCAGCAAATCTGTGCCGCTGTAAGCCCATGCTCCTTGTCCTGTTCCTGCACCATAATACAAATGTTCCATATCTTCAATCGTGCGGATATATCCTGCGCTACCACTCATTTCTCATCATCTCCATTTTTTTTGTTTGTAACCTGTGTCCCTCACTGGACGCTCCCGTGCAAAGCACGTTGTCCGAGTTCTTCCAATGCTCGCCATCCGTCAATGTCGTTGCCAAGAGCGGCAAATTCTTCGTGGGTTGGCACGCGAATGTCAGATTGGGCCGGGACGGGCACCGCTGACTTTTGAATTTCTGCGTTTGTAGTGCGTAGTGATTCGATTTCCTGCGTCAATGCAGCAATCTGTGAACCGTAGTCACGCGATTTTTGCACTTCAAGTGCTTGCTGTGTTTCAGCCTCATATCGGTCATTCCATTCCTTCTCAACAAGGGACTTTACAGCCTCTTCGTCGCGGATTCCTGAATATGCCTGATAACCACGCTCAAGTGATTGTGGGGTCAGGTCAAGACCCTGCTTGATGACTTGACGGTTGCCCTGTGGGGCTGCGTTCTTCATCTGTGGAACCTGTGGTTGCTTAATCACATATTTGTTGGATTTTGCATTTGGAAGGCTTGGTGCTGATGCGAGGGTTGCATCTTCACCGCTGCCGATAAGGTCGCCCTGTCCTCGGTGGTTGAAGCCATGTGAGCCATCAACGCCAACCATATACGCCTTGCCAAGTCCGAAGTGACCACGAAGGCCATCCAGATCGACACCTTGTTGGTGTGCGAATTTTTCTAATGAGTCAATGTAAGCGATTGCCTGTTCTTCAGTTTTCGCTACGGGTGCGGGAGCCTGTTCGACTGCCGGTGCCTCATCTGTTTCCATGTGCTTGTTTATCCGAGATAGTGCATCTCTAATTTCATTCAAGGTTTCGCTTTGTTCGCTTGTCATATCATCACTTTCCATTTTCAATAGGGTGTATGTGCTTTCAGGGTTGATGCCCTTTTTGCACAAGGTAATCTCATGCAGTTCCATATCCGTGATTTCACGGTGGGTGCCATGTTCTTCTGTGGTCTTAGACACACGGAAGAGGGCTTGACCCCCAATGGAAAATGCTCGCAGTTCGCCACTGCGAACCTGCTTTTGGACTTCACGCGCCTTCTCAATGTCGTTGCGGATTTTGCATACGACGAAGAGGCCGTGGTCATCAACGGTGGATTTCCACACGCGCCCTTCACTATCTGTATAGGACGGTAGGACTTCTCCAACCTGAATGCCACTGTGCGCTAACTGGACGTTACGGTAAGCCGCGTTATCCATGAATCCGTTGAATGCCTTCTTCAAAGCGGATACCGGGATTCTATCTCCCTGCTTATCCACCATATCAACGGAGGCATAACCGGCGATGACGAGATCGTTGCCTGATGCCGCCTTCAGAATGAAGTCGGAACCAGTCGCAGACCACAGCGCACTTTGAGCCATTGAACAAAGTCAGTTCGTGTTATGGTATTTAACCACTTGGTTGAGGGGGAGGCATAGGACCGGGCATTGGTGGTTCAGGTTCTTCTTCGATTGGAACGACCACTTCTTCCTCATCTTTCGCCTCACGGGGTGTTTTTTGCGGGAATCGAAGGGTTGCTCTATTACCTTCAACCTCTAATTCACCTTCAACGTCCTCTCCCTGCCCATCTTTTGTTTGAATGTTGATATGCGTTGGCAATCCTTCCGGCATTCCTTGTTCTTCCAAACGGTATGGATCGAACATAGGTGTCGCTTCTTCATCCGTTAATTCAGTGGGTCCACGCGGCGTAGTAATCATATCTAACATTCCCGAAGGCACCCCACCCTGTATAGAACCACTAATTCGGGCAAGAGGCGAACCCTGACGCTCAACAATCTCATTGTCAAGTGCTTCATTCACAGTCCATTCACCTTCTTCCGTGCGCTCAAGGCCATATTCTGCCCCTAATTCATCAAGCATTCCTTCATCTAAACCTTTGACCTTACTTCTCAATGCCTGACTTGTCATTGAATTATCTGCATCCATCAGTAATTTACGGGCTGCAACAAGAGCGTGTTGTGAATCTCTCTCTCCACCGTTCGTGTCTAACAATGGGGCGCGAATAAAGAGGGTTGAATCTTCAGTAGTAATTTTCGGTGGATACGGCGTGACCTCCGAAATGTCATATTTCATCAGATGTGCGGCCACTGGACCCCATAATTGGAATTGCTTTTCCGCATGAATAGACAATGGGTTTTGTGGTTCAATGCCTTGCACGGCATAAGTGTCATCCTCAAATGTTGATTTGACAATTACTGGTTGAATATGTCCGGGGTATTCCAAAACAATGTTCCCATTGTGATATGATGTTGAAGGATAGGGGGCATTCATCTTGGTCAAATCATCCCCATTAGGGCTGTATAGAACCCATTTGTGGTGGTTTTCCTTTTCCTTCATAAATGTTGAAGTGGCATCTCGCAACCAAATTGA